GCACCGCGTGGGGGCATGGACCCGTCCGACGAAAACCCATGGACCCGTCCATGTCAAACCCATGGACCCGTCCGACGAAAACCCATGGACCCGTCCATGTCAAACCCATGGACCCGTCCATGTCAAACCCATGGACCCGTCCGACGAAAACCCAAAACGCGGCACGACGTTTGCACTATTCCTCCGAGGGCGAAGCCAACAACCCACAAACAGGTGCTCACATGTCCGAGTGGAAGTTCACGAAAAGCGAAAAGAAGGCAATCGACGACGCGGCATCGGCCGCTCGATACCTGTGCGATCACCGCACCGGAATGACATCCGAGTTCGACGACGCGGTGAAATACGAGCGCAAGCAACGCTCGTGCCTGACGACGGCCCGGTCCCTGATTGTTAGTTCGTTCCTGAAAGGACTTCAGGACAACCCGTCAGCGAAAGAACTCGCCTTCATGAGCAGAGGATGCGCGACGGCGGTTCTTCTTGGCGCTCGCTTCGCGGACGACAGCGAGCCGGCCGATTGGCTGGTGAAGTTTCCGATACTCGCCAAAGCCGCGGCGATCGCGCACACCTCGTACATCGATCGTGGGCTAGGCAGGGCGGCTGCAGCCTCGTGATAGGCGACACGGTATGCCATTTGCACTATTCCTATTCAGTGACCCCGTCCGTGGCAAATCGATAGACCCGACCGTAGCAAACACAAGAAGGAACAGAACGATGGAAACTCCACTTTTCACGATCCGAGAGTGCGGAAAAGGTCCGGTTGTTGCCGGACTTGAATTCATCCAAGCGGACAACGCCAGCCTCACTCGGCTGGCGACCGATAAGCCGATCGCTGGGCTCGCTGTCGGCGAAGCGACGATCGGCCGTGCTGGCCGAGAGTCTTACGAGGTCGTGCGCGTCTCATAGGCGCCGCGGCAAGGCAGGCGGGCCGTAGCAAACACAAGAAGGTACAGAGCGATGATCGCAGTGCCGGGGTACTTGAGATCGAAGGCCGACGACGGATACACGGCGGTTCTCGGATCGGAGCCGAAGGCAGACGCGCCGGAGGTTTTCCTGCCGGCCGAATGCGTTCAGCAGTGCGTCGAATCCGGAATGTCGACTCCGTTTGGCGCGGACTTTGCACTATTCATCCTGCACGACGACAGGTTGACCGATTCACTCCGCGAAGCCCTCGGGCTCTCGCGCACAAGGAAAGGACCAAAGCCATGATCGCCACTGACAACGGATTCACCCAGGACGTCAAGACGCTCCTTTCGGTCGGAAACTTGGAAGAACGACTGCGCATCATGCGAGACATTCCAGACGAAGAGCGCGCCGCGTTCATCTTCAAGGGAATAGCCAGATCGCTCGCCGACTTCATGATGCGGCCAGAGACGCCGGCGTTCGTCGCGCAGATTGTAGGGCGTGCGCTGACCGATCACGTCGACTGGGAAGAAGTGTCTCGGTGGTGCGTCATCGACCATGAGTCCAACTGAAATCACGACCATGCACACCACTCACATCAGTGCACGCAAAGCGCTCGCGACCATCGCGATGCTTGCGTCTCCAATCTCACCCCACGAGCGGGCGAGCATGAACGGCGCGGGGATTGCACTGTCGCATCACAAATCAACCACAGCGCTCCGGCACACAACTGAGGCGCTGGCGAACGCGAAGCCGGATAGCGTCGCCACTCCTCTCTCGCCCGAAACGAATTCGGGATCATGTCGCGAAGGGAACCAGAGATGACTGGAAAACTGAAGGGACCGGGAAGGCCATACGCAAAGTTCGTGCACGCGTACATGGCCGGCTACATGTCAGGAGAGCCGCTCAGAGCGATCGCCAAGCGGCTTGGGACGACCGAAAACGCGCTTCTCGTCACGGCGTCTGAGTTGCGGCGCCGGGGGGTGCGACTGCCGAAGGTTCGGGAGCGGTTCGATTCGGAATCACTGAACAGAATTGTCCGCCGGTACACGTCATCGGCCATACGGCGATGACCGGCCATGCAAGAGAAGGGCACATCATGCGAGAGCAGAAGTACGTTGACCACGAGTCACCAAAATGCACGAGCGGCTATGACATCGTTCAGCCAAAACACGACGGCCAGTGGTGCCGTGTGGAAATCAAGTCCGGCGTAGCAGAGGTGCACTCGCGGCATGGACGGCTTGCCGCGACACTCGACGCCCCGGCCGGCGCTTCGGCTGTTCTGGTCGGAGAGTACATGGCTGGAACAACGCGAGCCTCGAATTCTCCGCTGCGAGGGAAAATCGTCGTCTTTGACTGCCTTGCCGTTGGCGGACAGGACATCAGCGAGTCGCTGCCCTACGCGGATCGCCTCGAGGCGGCCAGGAAGGCCGTCGCGGGGTCGAACTGGGGACTGATCGTAGAGAGCCTGCCGGCTGCAGACACCGAGGCACTTTGGGTTGGTCGCGTCGAGCCAGGGGAACTCGAAGGCGTGATTCTGCGTCGCTCCGGCGACGGCTACCACAACGCGGTTTTGGGGCGCGTGAAGAAGCGGATTACGCGTGACTACATCGTGCTAGGGGTGGCCGAAGGATCGGGCAAGCACGCCGGAAGTGTTGGCTCGTTGGTGTGCGGCGTTCTCGGCAGCGATGGGTGGCCTGTCGAAGTCTGTCGCGTCGGGGCCGGTCTAGCAGATGCCGATCGAAATGCCATCGCTCTCGAGCCCAACAAATACATCGGCCGCGTGGTTGAGGTTCTCGGACACGGCGAATTCAAGAGCGGCGCGGTGCGTCATCCTGTCTTCTCGAGGTGGCGACCTGACAAGAATGCGGCCGACTGCGTTTTGGCACAGTAGTTGCACTATCTCGCTTGCCAGAAGGAGAAATGCGCGATGAGCAGCACGACACTCTACATGATCTCATACCACGAAGAAGATACCCCGAGCGGCACGGTGCAAGAGTGGTTCACGACATTCAACAAAGCCATGCGAAGGCTTCGACAACTCAAATTGAGCGACACCGAAAAAGTCAACGCCATGGAGATTCCGAGGACGAAGGTCGCCCTCGCGGAGTGGTTGAACAAGCACGCTCAGGTTGGGTGACGACATGCAAACCTTCGTTCCATATGAGTCGTTCAAGGATTCGGCGCGGTGCCTCGACTACCGTCGGCTGGGCAAGCAGCGAGTCGAATGCAAGCAGATTTTGCGAGCACTCGAAGTCCCTGTCGGCGGCCCGTTGGTGCAAAGCCAAAAGGGGTGGAGGTCGCATCCGGCTGTGCTCATGTGGCGGGGCCACGAAATGGCGCTGTGCGACTACGCGATGCGTGTGTGCGAAGAGTGGGTGCGACGCGGCTACAACGACTCTCTGTGGGGTCAATTTCACGACGCAAAATCATTCGTCGCGCCAACCAGTGCTGACGTTATGGCCGGTCGATACCTGCCGCCGCACTGGCTTGGCGATGAGCGCGTTCATGCGTCGCACCGCAGCAACCTGTTGAGAAAACTGCCAGAGCATTACTCGAGGTTCGGATGGTCCGAGCCAAACGACCTACCGTATTTCTGGCCGACTGCTGAAGGAGTCTTGACATGACTGACACAAACACGATCGACCCGACGAAGCCATTGCATCCGCTCATCGTTTCGTATCCGGTCCCTGGAGTGTGTACGGCTCAGTGGGAGGAGGCCGATTGGGATCGCTGGATTGCAGCCAACGGCGCCTCCGAAGCGCTGGTGATCGAAAGTTCGGCGCTCGGTCGGATGGTGGCGGCAGGCAGGAATGCGGCAGGGAATATTCTCTACACCACTGAGCGGTTTGGCATGTGAGTTGCACTGTTCCTCTGTCAGGCAGACAATCGCAGCGAAAGGAAACCAAAGTGCAACTGAGACTTCAATCGCTCAAGCCAGAGCCACGCAACGGCACGCTTCCGATGAGCATTCACGCCCCCGGACTGCTCCGCTGGGCGAAGGCCGGCTACGGTGCCAGCAAAGACGGGGACCGCGTGATGGTTTCGATCATCGCCGAGTCGTTCGGGCTGAAGCGCGAGGTGGCGCTTGCGATCCTGTCCGGAGAGGTTGAGATGACCGTCGAAGGAGATGACGTTATCGTCGAGTGGCCCGGAGGCGATCCGAGGAGGCAGTACGATGCCTGACTTCACCATCGAGTCGTTCTGGTGCTGCAAAACTGCCCAGCACTGGCAAGCGACTGTCGAAGGCCACCTCGTCTACTGGGGGCAACTGCCGCCGTCTGCGAGCGTTGGCTACGGATTCGTCTGCGACTGCAAGGGCTACAAGTTCCGGCGAACGTGTCGGCATATCAAGGCCGCCGAGTCGATGCGGTGCGGATGGCAGCAGTTCGTGGAGGGCGGCGAGCCTGTCGATGGACGATGCCCGAAGTGCAGTGGCGAAGTGACGGCAGAACAGTACGCAGTGTGATCGGCCGCGCGGCGGGCCGGCGTGGCCCCGAGTGCGGAAAACACGAGACGAGACGACGATGAACTGGCCCCAAGGCGACGACCTGAAGGCTTCTGCCAAACGAGGCGACCTGATTCGCGAGATGCTGCGCGAGCGTGGATACCCCACGCCGGTGCAAATGATCGAGGACATACTGGCAAGCGTTGCCTTCGAAGTGCGGCATGAGGAGTTGTTCGACAATCCGCGGAGACCGGGCGTGACCGTTCACCGCGGTAGTGCCGCCGAGGTTGCCGCCGAGGCGCTTGCGGCCGTTGAGCAGATGCTGGCAGAGGCCAAGTAGCCGACCAGCCCCCATTTCACCAAGAGAGGCTATGAAACTCACAATCACAGTCACAGCGGCCGAGAAAGAGGCGCTGCGGAGAGCGCTTGCCGGCCTAGTCGCCGACGAGCGATCGAGGTTCCCTGGTCGCGTTCGCAGGAGCCGTATGGAGCAGGCTGCCGAAAGTCTCTACGAGAAAATCTTTGAGCGTAAGCCTGCTGAGTAACGCAAAGGAGATGGAAGATGGACTACACGATTGAGCGATACGGTTCCACGGTAACGGCCAGCGAGCAGGAGATCGCGATAATTGAGGCTGCGAACCTGCTCTGGCAGGGTGCTGCCGATCTGCCCGATGGCATCGAGTTTGCGATCCTGCGCTTCGGCGGCGTGGAATTCCGGGTGTACCGCAATGCCGGCGCTGCGGCCTGTTAGTTACCAAACCCCATGCCGCCCCGTGCGGCGAAACGAGGAGAGGACCATGACAACGATCAGACTGCGGTGGAAGGGGATCGTGGATCCTCGCGGAGGCCAAGCCTGGATGGCCGACCTGCAATGCGGGAACGGAGCCTGCTACACGATCTACCGCAAGGGGCGGAAATACTCGCTCGTCTACTGGAGCGGCCGCAGTGCAATCGTGGGCCACCACGGACCATATTCAACGCTCGTCGGAGCAAAACGCGCCGCGTGGCGGTTTCACAACTGGAAGTAGAGCAAACCACAGCCGGCTACAGCCGGCAAAACGAAAGGCGAGATGGAGCGGCGGCGCAAAGCGGCACTACGAGAGAATCGCTCACGGCTGCGGCCGCAACAGGACGATCCGATGGACGGACGACGGTCAAGTGGCTAGGTTGTTTGGAGAGACAATTGCCTGCTGCGAGGCGCCTGGGGCAAGCAGTGGAAAACCTGAGGAGGAACAGCGTCATGGTCGGTCAGAAAATGTGGTTCGCGTTCGCGCTGAACGGTGAGCCTGGGTCGGCGATCGATGGCCCCAGCGGTTACGTCCGCGAGGTCATCGTCGTCAACGACGATTCGCCGGACGGCGAGAAGATCGTGAGGTATGTCGACGGTGGTCGCGTGACGTCCGTCGGAGGCCCGTACTGCTCCGGGCGGCTGTTCACCACCGCGGCCGAAGGGTGGGCGTACTGCGCCCGGCAGTTGCGGGAGAAGGCGGCACGGTTCGATGCTGCGGCGTCCGCGTGTGCGGCAAAGGCCGCAGTTGAGGTGGCGGCATGATCCGCGACACATGGCGTGCCGCGCTCGTCGTCGTCACCGCCGCACTGCTGCGGGAGATCGTTCTCCTGCCACGGCCGGCGGCAACGACGGAGCCAGTCAATCAGCAGGCGACTGGACAGTGGCCTCCACAGTACGGCGCGTCGGCGGGGTGGCATCAGCAGTGGCCCGCGTCTCAGGCTGCAGTGTCATGGCAGGCTGCGCCGCAGCCAGTTCCACCGGGCCCGATCCGCAAAGTCGCAAGGGCGACGGTCGATCTTGCCGAAAGTGTCCTTGAGGCTGTCCGCTGACCAGCAGGCCGAGTTGACCCATACGCCAGTCCGTGGCAAACATACGGATGCCAATACCCCCGTCCGTGGAAAACAGAGAGGCCCGTCCGTGGCAAACAGAATCACAAAGTACAACGCGTCGGATTGGCTCGCCCTCGTGGTTCAGCAGCGGCTCATCGACACAGGGGAGCCGGTCGTGGACCTGCATCAGAGAATGATGGCAGCCCCAGAACTGTGCGAACTCGAGGTCGATGAGTCAGACGTTGAGGAGTGGGTCGATGGGCAAGCCACTGACTGACCTGCTCGACGCCGAGGCTGTCGCCCGTGAGGTTGGGCTCAGCAAGCGGACAATCGTCCGAAGATTCAGCCGCCACGGTGCGGCTCGCCTGATTGCAGGCCGGTCATATGTCGTCAGGGAGGGCCTCAGGAAGGCACTCGGCGACCTGTATGTGGCCGAACTCGAGGACCTGCCGGCGGCTGACGCGCCGCGCGACGACGGTAGAAAAACAGTCACAGTCTCTGAGGCCGCCGAGATGTGGGGCGTCGGAGGAAACGCAGTACGCGGCGCAATGCGTCGCCTCGGGGTAGGCATCACCAGCGGGAAGAAATGGCTGATACCAGTCGACGACCTAGAAATCGTCAAGGCTGGGCTTCTCAGGCAGAGATGGTCGCTCAGGACCAAGAAAGGGCACGAGACCCATGAAAAGGCGATGGAGATCGCGTCGTCCCGTGCAGCCGGCGGGAAGGCTAACTGAATACGACATAGACGCGTGGCTTGGCGTCCTCGTCGAGTCGATGGTCGTTCGGCGAGACAGCGTGCCGATGTACAGAAGCGGCATCAGCGCGAGGATTGCGAAAGGCGGAAATCCGTGGGACGGTCGAGAGACCAAGAACGGTTGAATCGCTGGCAATTCGGCCTTACTCCCCGGCATGTCGCCTTGAGTGGCAGGACCGGCAGAGAAGCCTGAGGTTTTTTAGTGCCTCAGTGACCTCCGCCGGCGCTGAGCCACGCGGGATGATGTGATCGACGTGCGCGTCTCTGTCCTTGCCGAGCACGATCATGCCGCAGAGTTGGCATACAGAGCCATCCCTGGCAATGACGGCAAGTCTCGTCCTCTGCCACGACGCCGTGCAGTAGCCTCGCTGGGCCGCTGTTTTTCTCGGCAACGAGCCCTTGCGAAGCCACGGTGGTCTGAATGGCTCAGGGCTTCTTGGCATGGCTTGCGTGGTTGTGAGAGGCTCTCATTTGCGACCATCCTGACATGAGCGCTCTATTTGCGTCCTTCGAGAACCACCACTCGATTACGAGCCTGATGAGCACGTTGGCGAGCGCTGAGAGCAGGAACACGGCGAGCACGCTGCCGTACTTACTGCGAAGTCGCACGGCAATTCTTGCGCGCAACACCTCCTCGAGCCTGTCAGGGAGGCATCCGCTGGGCCATTCCTCGACGATCTGCTCGATCAACGCGTCACGGAGCGTCCCGTGCAGCGCAAGTCGCATTGGACCCTTGCGAAGCACATACGCCTTTAGCGGAGCGTACTTCTCGGCGGCCATCCTGGCCTCCCCTTCGTTGAAACCGACGCCTTCGGGGTTTTGCAGGGGCAGGTGATCGGACACCGGCAGTCAACGTCCGAAAGGCCGTCGCCGCTCTTCTCTCGGCCGGTCCCCTTGCACTTGCAGCCCTCTTCACACCCGATCGCGGGGACGGGCGCCGGCGCGGGGGACTGCGCCTCCATCACGCCGTATGCCCCGGCTGCGGCAACCAGAGGCTGCAGGTTCTCGTGTGACGCCGGGGTCGACGGCACGCACGAGATGGGGAGCGCGGCCAGCGTGGTCATCAGGATCACGCCGGCGACGTCTGCGATCACGTCCGTCCTCATACGTTCCCCTCCGCGCCGTAGTTGGTGAGCCTGCGAGCCGGCCAGCCGGCGACGCTCGACAGTGCGACGACCTGACCACGCAGCAGGACCGACGCCTTCGTCCAGTACGCGCCTTCTGGAATCTGAAGCGACGTGCCTCGGACGGTGCGTGGCCCCTTATTCCAGCGCGACCACGAGTTGAGGACGCAGGCCAGAGGCTCGCCGTAGAGTGCGATCGTATCCGGCCGATCGTCGAATCCGACCAGCCCTTGCGCGTGAGCCCACGACCCGATCACGACCGGAGAGAACCCGTTCTCGTCGCGGGCGTTCGACCACTTCAGCATCGAGCAGAAGTAGCAGCCGTATCCGGCGTAGAGGAAATCCCTGATCTCCTCGACGCTCTTCAGGAACGTCGCCGTTCGCACCAGATGCTGTCGGCCAATGCTTCTGATCTCGTCGGGCGGTTTCGCTGCGCCCCACTTGCCGGCCGTGACATCGTTGTACTTGGTGAGGTCGAGGCGGACTTCCGGGTACGGCTTCCTGATCCATATGCCACAGTCGCTCGTAATCGCTCGTGCTGCGCCGGAGCACGTCCACCCCTCCCCGCCGAAGCCTCGCCACCAATACGCTGCTTCGCTCGCGAGGACGCAGTTCTTCACGCCTTCAGGCGAGACATCCGGCTTCCCCTCGATCACGCCGGTGACCTCGTCGGGCCTGCCGTCGATGATCTCGCACGTCCAACTGGTCAGTGCGCCACGCATCAACGCCCATGAGACGCAGTCACCCCGACCCTGCGGCGGTCCCGGCCAGCATCCAGGCCAGACCCGCATGACGTTTTCCCAGCGGGAGACCAGTTGCCCCTTTCCTTTGTCGGCGAACTCCCAGGTATGGGCGACGCTCGAACCATCGGGGTCGCCGCCGTGCCGAATGATCGAGTCGGCACAGAGTTCGTCTTCGCGAGGGTCGATCCATGCCCCTCGCAGGCCGGCGTCGTAGTCGCGGAGCGGGTCGAAGTCACTCATCGCGCTTCACGGCGAAGACGTATGACAGCACCTGACACGCCGCGATCAGTTTCGTACTCGTGTCCCGGTCGAGAGGACGAATCTCGGCGCCGGCCGCCGACAGAAACGTCTGGTCGATCGCCGCCGCTAGGCCGGGGTACTTGCCAACCGATGCCTTGTCGATCGCGAGCCGGAGCGTGCCAGCGTGGAACGACGCAAACTTGTCGGTGGTCGACACGACGGGGTCGTCGCGATCACGATCTCGGACCAGCACGAATGCCATCGCGTCGTACAGGTTCGACAGATACTTCCTGTCCGACGGCAGCATCTTGGGCAGCACCGGACGCAGCGGCTCCGCCCAGGCTAGGAGCACCGGGTCGGGCTTGGGCACGTCGGAGTCGACAGTCACCGGCTGCGGCGGCCAGACAATGCTCAGGACAGACTGCTTCCACGCGAAGAACAGGATCACGGCGGCCACGACGAGCCTCACGGCAACTGATGTCATTTGTCAGACCCGTCCACGAGGCCAAGGGTGAGCACATCGATCGCCTGCTTCCTGTTGTCATCAAGGCAGTCGGTCGACCGGAGACGGAGACGGACGCTGGCGAGCGCCAGCATCGCCGCCTGATAGGACGGCCCAAGCCTCTTCGCCGGCGGGTGATCGTGGTCGTCGGAGAGAGCCCAGCCGACCACGCGCTCGCCGGCCGCGTAGGCTTGCGGCCAGAGCGCCACGAGAACGGCGGCGACGACCGCCAGAATCTGCCCGGTCGTCATGCCGCCTCCCCGAAGAGTTTGCCATACGCCCAGTCGAACATCGCCTTCCCCTCCGGCGTCCTGAGCACCGCTTCGACGTGCTTGAGCGCCTCGTCATCCAGCGTGTTCATCGACTTACCCGCAGCCCACTGGGCCGTCTTCACGACGGCGACCGCCTGCTCGTGCGGCGATGCCGCAGAGCCGATCGCCTGAAGTTGCGCGATCAGAGGAGCCCACTCCGCGAGGAGTTTGAGTTTCTCGACCAACGGGAAGCCGGCCCCGTACAGTTCCTCGTCGTTGTCAATCTCCACTCCGCACCTCCTTGTGCCTCTGAAGAAACGCGATGTACTGGGCCGACAGCGTCCTCGCCATGCTCGTGACGCCGCCGTAGGTGGCCGGCGCCGGGTCTCGGACCTTCGCCACCAGCGGCGGCGAGTCGTCGCCGCCGCTGCGACTTACAACCTCCGCCTCAGGGATGTCGTCCTCATGCCGCGCCATGGGTCGAGTGATTCATAAGGTCGTAGCAGTCATGAAAAACGCACTCTGCGATGTCCCTGAGTTCACTTTTGGGTGCAGGTGTCTCGAACTTCCAGACCTCGTCCTCAATGACGCTATCGCCTTTTGTCCACGTTAGCCGAGCGCTTTTTGGCGTGAGCGTGAGATGCACCTGCAGCACGGTTGTCTCTCCAGGGCGCCTAGGTCATTCTAGCAGACCTCGAAGCCTCGAGGCGGGATTCCCGCTCATGCTGGCTCCACGACATGCGAAATTTCGCGCATTCTCTTCTGATGTCCTCCTGCGTCGGCAGGTACACGCCTCCACGCTCTCCGAGTCCAAGTTCTTCAGCGAGGGCCTCAAATTGCTTTTGGTTGAGACCCAACTCCTCGCACATCTCTTCGACAGTCGAGTCGCCGACCCAGAGCCTGCGCAGCCGCCGTTTGGCGTTTGCGCGGACCTTCGACTCCGCGATCTCTTCTGGGCTCATTCTGCGGCGCGTCATGATCAGTAAGCCACATATCTGCAGCCCGGATTGATGTACATCGAATACCCCGCCTCGCGCATCTTCTTGTGGTGCCCGACGTGCTCGCAGTCACCGCCGACGTACCCGCCGGCCAGGAACGCCTCGGTGCGATAGACCGCCAGCCCGCCGAATGCCGAGAGCATCGGAATCGGCGTCGAGCCAACCGGCGGAAGGTTCGCGAAGAACCACGAAAAACCAACCTCATCCCGCCGGTCCCGCCAGTCGTTTTGCCTTGCCGCCCAGCCGTCGTAGGCAAATAGCCCGTGCGGGCCGATGCCCGTCTGGTCGGCGTAGACCCGCTTTGCCCGCATCACGCCGTGAGACGCCATGCCTCCGGCCGAAAAAGAATCGTTCCGGCTCGTGTACGCCCCCAGCCACGCGATGCTGTTCATCACGCCGTCGACAGAGAACCCGCCGTGCGGGTCGCTGTCGAGCACGATCGTCCACGCCGACCGCGGGTGATTCGCTCGCACCCAGTCCATGCACTGATTCCGCAGCGTCGCCAGCCGCTCCGTCCGCTCGCGGTCGAAGCCACGGCGATCCAGCGTGCCGAGTGTCAGGTGCCTCGTCTCCACGGTGACCGTCGACCCCTCGACCAACTCTCTGAGCATCTCCATGTCGCTGGCCGTCGAGTCGTCGGAGTCGTTCTCGACCCAGAAGTGGTGGCACTCACGAAAACGCTCGGACAACTCCCGCAGGAGCACGCAGGTGTTCGCGAGGTACGGCGTCGAGTTGCGGCAGAGCATGACGACGCAGGCGTCGAGTTCTCTGGCCGTCGCAAGGCCAGCGCACACCATGCTGTCGTAGAGTTCCCGCCATGCAGGATCGACGGGCCACCAGTCCTCTGGCCGGATCGTCTCAGGCATCAGTTGTCCTGAAATGTCCAGAGTTCCAGCGGCTGATTGATCGTGATCTTGGGATCGCACCATACTTCTCCTCCCTGTTGTCTTATCCTGCCGCATAGATTGACGAACCCCTCGTGCTCCATGCGGGCGCCCAGTTGGAGATACCGCGCGTCGATGAGCGCGACGCTGCCAACGGTGTCCAGGCGAAAAGGCTCGTCGGGCCTGTAACACGGCGAGTACGGCGGCACCGACGCGAACCGCACGTCGTCGAACCGATACCCCCAGGTGTCGTAGAAGAACGGCTCCGCCGGCTTCTGGCCCTCGACGTGCAACTGCATGTGCCGGCCCAGCCGCATCGCGCCGCCGTAGAGATCGAGCGACTCGTCCATGCCGACGCTGGCAAGGCACGGCCAGCCGCCGGCCACGGCGCGACGCTCGCCCCCGTCGAGCACCGCGGCCAGCCTGGGGACGACGTCGTCCGGCGAAATCAGGTCGCTCTCGTGGATGAGCACCCGCTCGGCCCCTCGCATGATCGCCGCGTTGATCGCCACGTCACCGACCAGCGAGCATCGCACGAGCCGGTCCTCCGGCGCCTCCCACGACTCGACGATCAGGCCGATCTGAACGGACGAGTGTTCGGCGACCCACTCCAACATCTTGTCGGTGCAGTCGTTGACGCGGCGCACGATCCATATCCAGGCGTCCACCCCCTGCTTGTCGATCAAGTGGAGCGCCCGGCGAGCAAGATGCCTGCCGGCGTCCCCTTTCCACGCGGATATGCCGATCGTCTTCATCTGGTGTCCGCCGCGGCCTCCAGTTCGTCGCAGACGCGACGCACGTCGTCGCGGGTCAGGTTGACGTGCGTCGGCAGGACGATGCCCTCGCGATGCAGCGCTCCGGCCATTGGCAGCGGGTCGGCGTCGGCATTCTGCAAGTGCCGATGAATCGTCACCCACGGGAAGATCGGCCTCGTCTCGATCCCCGCCATCGCCATCCGCCTGATGACACGAGGAGCGTCCATGCCGACGCGCCGGACGGCGTAGGCCCACATCCCGTGGGAGTCATCCTTCCAGAGTTTTTGGCGCACCCACTTCGGCGAGAGGAACTGGTCGTACCACCAGAACACCTGCTGCCGCGCGGCCAGGAACGCCGGCAGCCGCCGCAGTTGCTGCTCTCCGATGGCAGCGGCCACCTCGGTCATCCGGTAGTTCCAGCCACAGGCATCGTGCAGATACCTCGTCTTCGTCTGAGCCTGACCAGCCAGATGCCGCACCCGTCGCCCAAGCATCTCGTCGCGGTAGAGCACCGCGCCGCCCTCGCCGGTCGTGATGGTCTTCGACCCGAAAAACGAAAGGCACGCGAAGTCGCCGCACGGGTGCGCCCCAGACCGCAGGCACCCGAGGCTCTCCGCGGCGTCCTCGATGACGCGGACCAGCCGGCCGGTCGCCCGATAGTAGTCGTCGCGCCACTGGAGAAAGTCCGCTGCCGGAGCGCCGTAGAGATGCACCGGCATGATCGCCGCGGCCTTGTGCTCCTCGACGGCCTCGATGGCACGCTCCGCCGAGATCGTCCATGTCTCGCGGTCGACGTCGACCACGACGGGCTTCGCACCGCAGTAGAGGATGGCATTGGCCGTCGCGATGTAGGTCGTCGCCGGCACGACGACGCGGTCGCCCTTCTTCACGCCGGCCGCCAGGAGCGCGAGGTGCAGCGCGGCGGTGCCGCTGGACACGACGTGGCTGCCGTAGCCCGTGAGGCCGGTGAGCGCCGCCTCGAACGACTCACACCGCTCGCCGCGGGTCAGCCGGCCGGAATCGAGCACACGCAGGACGGCCTCGCGCTCCTCGACGCCAAGGACTGCGTCGCCGAACTGGATGTCCATCATGCGATCCCTCGCAGGAACTCGCCGGCATCAGCGGCGCTCGTCACCGTCGCGACCGGGCAGCCGAACGACGAGAGTTCGCGTTGCCTGTGCAACTGCACTCTGGTCGGATCGCAGCCGGGACGCTTGACCTCCATCCATGCCGCTCGGCCATCCTTGATGCAGAGCACGTCCGGCAGGCCGACAACGGTTCCGTAACTCCCGCCGTGGGTTTTCATGGTCCACCACCCAAGGCTTCGTGCCTGCGCAACTACCTTCGCGACGATCGTCCTCTCGAGTGGCTGTCTTCTCATTGGCGCGTATTGTACGTCTGTGTCACCTAGCGCCTACAGGAGTTTTTCGCCGAAACGGACAGAGCGCCCGTCGTATCCCATTGACCGCAATGCCGCGCCCACCTTGCTCTTCCCGGCCCGACGCTCGCGCTCCTCGTCAGACCACTTTTCTTGCAGCGACAGCGTGTAGGCACGAATCTCAGCCTCGGTCGGGTCAGGCCGGCGGTTGCCGTCGCGAGAGGCGTGCGACCAGAGCGGCTTCGGCCCAAGCCGGTACTTGGCGACGTAGTGGTAGTACCTCCGGCGGTTGACTCCCAGCAACGTGCAAGCCTCCTGCACGGTCAGGTGCTGCCATGCCCAGTGGAGCACGAGTCGGTCGAGCGGCTGCCGATTCAGTACGGTCTGACGATGTCGGAGAGCGAGATCGTCGGGAAGTCCCATGGCTCCGGTCGCACCCTTCCTTTTGACCGGAGCACGAACATCTCGTCCGTCCAGGTCGCCTGAACCTTCGCTGTGCGGTGCCGAACCTCCTCCTCGCTGAGTTCCGGCTCGTTGTCGTACCGGCCTCGGCCGAGGTACGGCTTGTGCCAAGACTTGTGCGGCGACCGCTTCGGCAACTCCAAGTCCGCCTTGATCCTGGCAATCCCGTGCGACGTCGTGCCGAGAGCCTCGGCCATCTGTCCCGTCGTCACCTCGCTCTGCCATAGTTCCATAATCCTTTCGTGATCTGCCACCAGCATCTTCCTCGCGCCTCTCACTTTTTCTTCTTCGCCTTGGCCTTCTCGGCGATGTCGAGCGCGATGGCGACGGCCTGCTTCTGCTTGTAGCCCTCGTCGACAAGTTTCGAGATGTTTTTCGAGATCGACTTCTGAGTCGTGCCTTGGGAATACTTCTTCTTAGCCATCACGTCGACCTTTCTTCTGCTCCTGAAAGAACTCGATCATCTTCTGCATCCGCCCATCCGCGATGGATAGGACGCACATATGCACCGAGTACCGATAGCCGGCGATGAACCCGGCACAGAACGCCAGCGCGATGCACAGGAGGAGCGACATGAGCGTCACGCACTGGCCTCCTTGACGAACACGCCGCCGGCCACCATGCGACCCTTCCGGTCCTTGATCTCGTCGTAGGCCGAGCGCAGGCACTCCACGATGTCCACCTTCTGGAGTCTCGCGTAGAGAATCAGAGTCACGAGCACGTCTCCGACTCCATCGACGACACCGGCGTCGTCGCCCTTCACCGTCGCGTCGGCGAGTTCGCCGAGTTCGCTGACCGTCTTCAGCAGTTGTGCCTGCGGCGTCGAATGCTCAAGGATTCCGCGAGCCGCGGCCCAGTCGGCCACCAGTCGTTCGAGCGTGTCGAAGGTCACGATTACTACTTGCTCCATAGGTCAAGAATCCTGAGACTCAGCCTCTGCACCTTTTTCTTGAGTTCCTGGTTCTCGTGCGCGAGCCTCGCCACGAGGCCGCCTTCGCACCGCGCGTCCAGCCGCGCCTCGTCGAGCGCCGCCTTCAGGGCCGTGACGCGGCCTTGCAGCCGACGGACGGCCTTGTTCGCGGTCTTTGCGCCTTCGGCGGCTCGGCGCCACTGCAACTCGTAGTAGTCGCAGAGGTCTTCAAGGCGGGCGATCTCGTCGTCCTGCTCTTCAGGAGTCACTGTCATCCTCCTTGCTCTGCTGCCGGAGGTACGCCCGCTTGAATGCCGCCGAATAGATCGTGATCGCCTCTGCCACCATGTGGGCGGCAAAGGCCAGCCCTTTCATGTCGATGTCGTCGAAGCCCGACGCTTTGTCGGCGATTCCGTCGGCGATCTCCTTCAGGATCGCCTGATTGGCGAGCATCTGACGGATGCCGTCCTTATCGATCGTCACGACTGCACCCACTTTCCGTCGCGTCGCTCGAACAGGGTCGGAATGAAGCCGGCACGCCTTGCAACCAAGAGCATCACAGGCCGAAAAACAGCGACCGTGCAGCCGCAGTCGTGCAGCGACGCTGCGTAGAGGCCGGCTGCCGCGAACGCGGCGACGCCGCGGCTGCGATACTCCGGCGCCACGAAGGCTTCGAGCGTGTCCCAGTGGAGCACCGAGCCGGCCTCGCCCAGGGGCTCGCTCCACCGCTCCGTCCTCGCCCAGCCGACGACCTCGCCGTGGTCGGCGACGACCGCGATCGTGCCGTCGGCCGGCGTCGGCTTCGCGGTCGTATAGAGCCACGTCGTGAGTTTTCGTGCGAAGTCTCCGCCAGACCGCGTGAGCCGGTGCAGCAGCAGAGACGCCTGCTCGTGGCCGATCGTTTCGACGAGGTCGGTGATGGGGATGGTGCGGCAGTTCATTTCGCCAGCCTCACGTACAGCGGCCCGTTCTCGCCCACATAAGCCCCGAGCGTGTTGTAGGACAGGTACTCGTCGGCCTCCTCGTGCGTCATGCCGTCCCGCTCGACCAGGACCTCGATGCACTTCTGCGCGTCATAGACGGCGACGTGCGGGTGATGGTGGTTGACCGTGTAGCCGATGATCGCTGCCTCCAGGCCATCCGCGAGCAGCGCGTCTGGGTTCAGGTCGGCGAGGTCCTCGAGGATTGGTTGTGTCATGGTGGAGGGCAGGTGACACGCTCTGTGAATCAGGCGACGCCAGCGGATTCCGCGCACGCCCGACGGCGAGCGATCTCCGCGTACTCTGGATTCAGTTCGATGCCGATGCCGCTTCGTCCCATGTGGCGCGCGACGGCGAGCGTGGTCCCAGACCCAGCAAACGGATCGAGCACCGTGTCGCCTGGGTTACTGCTCACTCCGATGATTCGGGAGACCAGTTCGCTCGGTAACTGCGTTGGGACGCCTTTCACTCGCTCCTTGAACGTGCCGCAGACTCTGGAAATCTTCCACACATCGCCCATGATCTTGCCATCAGGATTGGCACGCCTGTCTCCGTACTTTTCCTGTCTCGCGGACGGAACCATCACGGCGCTGCGATTGAACGTGAATCGCTTCCTGTCCTTCGTCGCGTAATAGATCGGACGCGAGCACCTACCGAACTTGTTGTGGCAGTAGACGCCGAATGTCTCGTGCCATGTGATGCGATTGCGAATCGTCATCCCCTGCGACCGGATCGAGATGTCAATCTCCGCGCCATGCTCCTGTCCGCTGATGATCCACAGCGACCCGTGCGGCCTGAGAGCGCGGTGGCAGAGCGACACCCATCGACGACACCACTCCCAGTAATCACTCCTGCGATCGGCCATAGCGCCGTTTCCGTAGTCGATTCCGATGTTGTACGGCGGGTCGGCCACGACGAGGTCGACGCTCTCGGCCGGCAGCGCCGCGAGCACCGCGACGCAGTCGCCGGTGTGGATGATTGCGGTCACGGCGTCCATTCGTTGCTGTGCGCCCGGTCCAAATCCGCATTCACGTCACGCAGAGCCCTGCACAGCATCATCAGGCGTGTGTTTTGCTCTGACAGCGTGGAGTTTTCTTTCACGACTGCGTCAAGCCTGTCCTGTAGGTCGCAGACGCGACGCGACAGCGTTTCGAGTGTCTTGTTGTGTCGTCTGCCGAAGAAGGTCATCGCTGCCTCCTGGCGCCTTCGATCCAGTCAAGGAACAGAGACACCCGCGTATGTCCCGTCTCTTCGCCGCTGCGGCTGCGAACTGGCCCACTGCCGGCTCGCATCGTGAACGAATGGATGCCAGCGATGGCGGCCTCGTGGCCTGCCCCAATGAAAAGCGGGCCGCCCGAGTCCCCTGGCGCGATGGCAAACTCTCGAGGGCTCGAGCCGTTTTCAGCGCGACACACAATGATCGTCCGCTCATATCTTTCGATCCTGTTCGTGCCAGCGCGCAGCAGGCCGTCGCTTTTTGCATGTCCTGTGCTGATCTTGCCGGTTGCTCCGTAGCCGGCCATTGTGACGAGGTCCCCTGTGTTGTCTTCGTGCTCCGCCAATGGCGGATAGTACGGCAGCCCGAAGTCGTTTTGGCAGTGCAGCAACGCAATGTCATTCCACCCAACACTCGCCCCGTCGTACAGCGGGTGAACGTAGATTGCGTCTACAGCGCTTCCGCCAACAGACACGGTCACGGCGTCTTCGACGACATGTGCAGCAGTCAGCGCCCAGCGCCCAGCGAACACAACGCCACTGCCGACGGCCAGTTTGCCGCTGGCCTCGACCACCTCCACCTTTTTCGTCCACGGTGCGAACGTCTTCCCGTAGTCGAGGTAGACCGCGTCAGAGATGCGGTCGTCGGTCGTTCCGGCCACGACTGGAGCCGTCACCAGCAGAAAGGCGCCGAGCGTCTTCACAGTCCCTCCGACACTGCGTCCGCAAACGCGCGCTGCTGCCTCTCCAGCCAGTCGGCGGCCTTCACCAACCACGCCGCAGCCTGCCGCAGAAGTTCGGGACGCTCGGAGAAATCGAGGTCTCCTTCGTGCGGCGGGATCGTGTCGATCCGCACGTCGACATACGGGTGGTACTCGTCCCCCTCGTCGATCAGGTAGTCGTCAACGCACCTTAGGATGAACTGATCTTCATCCACAACAAGACTCTCGGGTGGCTTTCTGACGTCTCTCATTTTGCTCCTCAGAGATGCTTTCTCTGCCTTCTACCCAATCACTTCCCGCACCTTGTCGATGTTCAGTCCTAGAATCTTCGGAAACTCCTCGTTCTTCGAGAATCCGATGATCTTCGGTCGCGCTCCGATGCACTCTGCGTTGAACGCCTTGATCGTCTTCGCGCAGTGGCTTCTGCGGAGCGTGAGCGACATCGGATTCTTGATCATGTGCTCTCGCAGAACGTTGAATGGCCGCCACCTGTCGTCGCTGCCAGACGCAAGCACGTCAGCAAACTCCCCTGCCAGCCGACTGTTCACGAGCGAGAACATGAAGTGGAGGCAATATCCGTGTTGGTTTCGCATGTGTGTGCTTCGTGACATTTCTGCCACGCTTGACCGCACCTGCGGATATGCCTCGAGGACACGCTGTGCGAGTGCCGGCGTGGCCTTGCGTGAGTCGACGCAAGTGCCTGACATCTTGCCGCCGTGGTCGACAAACGAGACGATCGCCTGAATCGCGGTCGCCAGGGCAGTCGTATTCCCCTCGCCAAGCATCGACAGCGCTTCGGCTGTCTGTCGCTTCCTGCCAGCGTCGAGCGTCTTGAAGACCTCGGTGTCGACGCCACGCACAACGAGGCAGTCGAACGACACGCCAGACTCAACCACGGCGTGAAGCCTGTGCTGTCCGTTCAGGAGCACTCCGTCCGCGCCAAAGATGATGGCTTCGCCGTTGAACACCATGTCTCCCTGCTCGAGTATCTCGCGCAGGTGCTTGACGTGCCTCGCGTTTAGGTTCCTGTTCTTGGTGTTGTTGCGCAGCATTTCCTTCGCAACGGCAGGCGTTATCCTCGCAATCGACACGGAGACCCCCGAGTACATCTCGAGCAGGCCATCCGAGCCGTACTCGACATCCAAAGCCGCAGTCATTGGTGACATGTCTTGTCCTCTCCGTGGGCTTCGCATTCTTTCAAGCAGTCGAGAACGCCTCGACGACATTCGGTTCAGGCTCATTTGCCACCGCGCTCGAGGTCCTCGCACTTTGAGAGCGCGTCTGTGAGAAGGCTCACGAGCGACGCGACGGCCGCCGGGTGCCACTCGAGGAACTTTCTGATGCTGTCGTCGATGAGCGACAGGCACTTATCGACGCCGTGTTGTGGTCGCTCTGGCCTTTTCTCTGCAGGCTTCTTCGCGCAAGAGAGCCTCGACACGGCCTTCTTGACGTCCTCGCTGGATGGCCTGACTGGAAGAGAATCGGCCGCGTCGATGATCGACGACTTCGAGGCCCTGAGCGATCCGGAGGACACCTCCTTCTCAATGCCTAGTTTTTCTACGGCTTCGGCGAACTTTCCGCTTCTGCGGACTGTCTTCTCGGCTACGCCGTGCTCAGACGCGATCGCTCTTGCAGCCGTCAACTTCTGGTCACTCTGACCAGAAGTTCCCTCGCCTCGACCTAACTTCTGGTCACTTTGACCAGAAGTTAGGTCGGTCCGCTGCCCCTGCCGCTTCGTCCGGTTGTATCGCCGGCCAAGGAGCAGGCTCATGTGCTTCGTGTCGAGGTTCCTGCGTCCGAGTTGGTTTCTATCAATCCAGTCAGCAGCCTCTTCTCTGCTCCCGAACTTGAGTTCGTGCGTGTCGAACGGTAGCCCAAGCCTCGAGCAGATTTCGTAGCGATTGTGGCCGTCTAGGATGATGAGCCGCCCGCGCGTCTCCCATACGACGATCGCCTCTCTTGCGCCGCCGTGCTCGGCGATGTTCTGCTCGAGTTGGTCTCTCTCGGCCTTCGACAGCGGAGACAGAACCGCGGCGAACTCGTCGTCAACAACTATGTCGTCGTAGGTCTGTGGCATGTCCGTTCGCCAGCGTGTGTCAGTCCATGTACCGCCAAAGCGTGGCGTAGGTGAAGGCTCCAGCAAACGCCAAGAATGCGCCGGCGTTCAGCCACACATTCAGAGTGTCCTCGCTCACTTCGACACCTTTACAGGCACGCGAATGTCGTCGCGGAGAATCTGAAGAGACTGCGGAGCCTTGATCGTTAGCCGCACCTGCTGGCCGACGACGCTCGCGACAGTGACCTCGATGTCGGCGCCGATGCGGATGCTCTGCTTCGGCTTTCGCGTGACCGTCAATGGCATATGAGGCTCCTTCCTCGTTGTCTGGTTGCGAAGCCTATACGGGCCGCACGTTTTCCGCAAGCCATTTTTCTACAGGCTTCGTCCACGCCGAGTGCCTGACGTCCGCACCCAGCATTTTGACTGTTTCCAGCCCGCATTCTGCGTACACCTCTGCCACGGTCTTGCCGGTGGCCCAGCCATCGTCGAACACGAACTCCCCAGTGGACTCTTTGGTGTCTTCGCGTGCCGCCTTCTCGCCACCATCGTCATCCCGCGCTTCGAGCATGTCTGGCGCTGGCTCAATCCACTGGCCCGTTCCGCACTCCCAGCACTCAAGCCGCCAAGCAGTTGCCTTTTCGTGCGTGAGGTCATGCAGGTGCCCCTTGCATGGCTCGTAGATGCACGGCACGCCATTGACAACAGCACCGCACGGCTGAGCGACTGGCTTGGACCGCCTAGGAATCGAGAACTCGGTAGCCTCGCTTTTTGCCTCCGCGATAGGAGGCTTCCTGGGCTTTTTCGTTTTTTTCCTGTCTGGAATGTCTTCTGGAGAGACATCGAATAGCATTTCGCTCATACTTGCACTCGCATTCTGTAGTTTGCCTCTGCCTCCGTAGACAGAATCAGTCGCCTCCTGGCCCGAGTGATGCCGACGTATTCGACGCGCCGCTCCTCGTCGTGGCTTTCTTGGTCGTAGCCCTGAGACTCGTAGATTCTCCTGCTCACCGTCGTCGACATGACGACGGTATCTGCCTCCATTCCTTTCGCGGCGTGAATCGTGCCGGTGCGGACCGCAGGCTTTGCCGCAAGTTCTGGTCCGTACCGTTCGGCTGACGCGTGCCATCGCCGAAATACGCGGTGCGACTCGGCCCATGTGCCGGACTTGATCTTCTCGATGTAGTCTGGCTTCACGCCTGCCTCCTCGAGCATGGCAGGCGGAACAACGCTGAAATGCCGAATCGTCTCGTCCCTTTCCCAAGACGCGGCAGCGCCGCGGTGGAAGTTCCCAGTGGCCGGAACGGTCTTCATCACGCACGCGAACTCGTCTCCGGACACTGGTCGCCCGTGCTGCAGGTCCCAGAGGGCCTTGGCTGCCCGCATTGGTATGGTGTCGCCCTTAGCCTTCAATTGGAGGAACGGGACCTTGCAGGCGGCCAGCGCCTTTTCGTACTCCTCGACGATGTAGCGGCACCGAGCGACAATCAGTGTGTCGACGGTTGGATCAATCGCTCTGACGACCGACTGCATGTATCCGCCGCGTTCGACCTCTCCGGCGTGGTCAGCCGGGGCGATTCCTCGGTCCCAGTACCCTTTCCGCATCATCCGCAGCGACTTTTCGCCCAGTTCCAGGACGGGAGCGGGGCACCGCCACGTCTTCTGCATGACCCGCTCTTTGTCGACATCCCACCCCATAAAAAACGACGCGTCTGAGCCACCGAATCCGAAGATAGACTGCATGGGGTCTCCGCCGAGGTAGACCCACTGCACCTTGTCGCCGCTCGCAAGCCTCCGGCAGACTCGGTCAACGGCGGCCGAGGCGTCCTGCTGCTCGTCCATCACCCACGCTCGGACGCTGTTTGGTAGTTCGCCTTCCGGCTCGCACTCGCTCGGGCCTTCGACGCTGTAGCGAATTCCGCCGAATCTCAGCAGTAGGTCTGTGAAGTCGCACCTGTCCTCGAGCAGTTTCGCCGATTCGTAGGACTCGATGTACCGCTTGCAGGCAGAAAACGGAGGCACCTGCTCGCCACCCCTTGCGGCCCTCTGTATCGCCGCCGCGAGCGGCTCAAGACGAGCGCGAGCAACCTGCCAGCAGTTCAGCGCAAACGCGGCGCTGCGGTCAGTGCTGTCCGCCTGATAGCGGCTGTACCCGGTGTCCTCGTCCATGACGGAGCGAACATTCACTCCGATGGATTGCGCGATCCACTCACTCGATTCCTTGCTCTCGTCGAGAATCTGGTGCTTTTTGATGTCCAACTGCCGGTAGCAGATGGAGTGCACGGTCCTGAACCACCCATCCTGAGAGAGCGTTTCGGCCGGCACGCCCCAAGCCTGCGCCGCCCTGGCGACGGCCTCTGCCCTAGCGGCACGCGTGAAAGACGTGAACCCCAGAGCAAACGGAGAGCCACCTAGGGCCGCCCTTGCGCCCTCCATGACACGAAGAAGTTCAGTCGTCTTGCCTGTGCCGGCGCCGCCGACCAGTCGAGCGATTTTTACCACGTTACCGTTGCCCCTCCAGAAAAGCGGTAGTCGTAAGTCCTTGCCAGTTATCTAGTTGTGTCGCAAATACCGGCTTTCCGCTTTACCGTCACTTTTTTCACTTTCGTTTTCCAAATTCGCGTGTATAGAAAAGGCGGTTTCGGCCTCGGCGCTAAACTCGCCAGCCGCAAGCCTTTCAAGGGCCCGCAGGTGCCTTTCCGCGAACCGGACGAACCTGCGGCTTGACCCGCCCTCTCCGGCCCCGCGGCCGATCGCCAACTCACGCTCGCCCACAAACGCGAGGATCATCTTCTTGACCTTGAGGATGTCCCCCTCCTCGAGTTTTCGCCTTCCGCGGTCGACCATCTCCCAGACCTTCGTCCACCCGAACCACAGTTCCCATTCACCAGACTTGGACTTGACCCACCCAGGCATTCCGGTGACATCCGGCACTCCTGGGCCGTCGTCGTCCGCGTCTGGGCGGGGATTCATGCTCAACACCTCCTGCAGCCACCCAGCAACGGCAGCGAATCGGCAGTTCTCGGCTGTGGCGGCCTCCTGAATGGCGACGTCCATCAGTTTCGCCTTGAGGCCGCGAATAGCCCTCTGCCCTCTCTTCCTGCCAGTGCCGTTCCACATGGCGAACCACTCCTCAGGAACGGCGTCCACAATGACCGTGTGCGTAGCCTCAAGTATCGCGTGAGCCACCTTCGCGGCCGACCGGAACGTCTCCGCATCCATAGGGATGTGCACGAGAACTGTTTTCTCCGTCTCCCCGACAGCGCGATACACGGGAACGCGCAGCACGAAACTCACCGGGTCTGAGTGGATGACCTTGAGCCTCCATTGCCCAGGCCACCACTCCTCCCCCCTGCGCTCGAGTCCGGTGAACGTGAACGCCGACGGCTGCTCCTCATCTTCGCTCTTCGGCTTGTCTGAGCCGCCGTCGAGACGCTTCTCGAGCGCTGCCTTCTTCTCCTCCGCCTCCTCAACGCCCTTGGCCCTCACCTGCGTGGCCCAGCGGAGTTCATGACGGAAGATGTTCTGCACCTCGTCGTCGCTCTTTGGGGGATTGCACTTCTTTTCGTTGACGGCTTGCAGGTTCAGAAGGATGTCCTGCTGCTCGATTGGGTCATGGACGTCGATCATGTTGATGCACTGTCTGGCGCAGAAACGCACGAGCATGTCATGCCTGCTCCCTTCGCCGGCGCCTTCGCGAAGAATCTTGTTGGCCGATGGCTTTCTCTCGCCCTCTCCGGTTCCGTCGTTCTGATTGACTATCGCCACCAGGAGTTCGTGCGGAACTTCGGCGACTTCGCACTCCTCTGGGCTCATGCCTGGAACCCACGAGTACGACACGCCGCTCGCGTGCATCGACGGCGGAAAAATGCTCTGTGCCCCCCTGTCGCCGCCACCGATGCGAACCTCGAGGCCGAGGAACTTGTAGACGGCTTGCCTCGGCAGCCTCGCATCCCACTTGAGGACGCGGTGCGTGGACCGCTTCGACGTGAATGTCGGCGTCAGAATCTTGTCGAGCCCATACCTGCTTGCGGCTTTCTTTCCGTCCTCGGTGTCGTATTCGATGTCTATGATGCCGCTTCGTTCACCGAGTTGAACGCCGAGGTTGAAGTTCTTGGTTCCGTCGAACCAGTGCGACAACTCCTCTTCATCCATGATCCCGCGACTCTGCCATCCCTTGAGCACGGGGTGCTTCCCCGGAGTCTGGCAGTTTGGTGATTTGCATGTGCAGGCACCTCCGATCTGCCCGTGGCAGACCAATGGCGGCCATCCCCGAGATGCGTAGACTGCGGCCCACTTGAAAAGTTCGTCGCTCACGGCGCCTCCATTCGTTCCATGAAAGTGGTGATTGATCAAAATCCCCGCCGCCCTCGAGCACAGCGAGGGCGGCGGGGCATGCGCCGGCGGGTCGTGGCGAGGATGAACCAGAGGGCCCGCCGGCGACTGACCTGCGGTTACTAAGCCACCGCGGACTGGGCTGCCGGCCTGTCGGACAGCCGGACGACAGGTTTTGCTGCCGGCCCAGCAGCCCGCTTGGGCAATCAGTCGATTCCGCTGTCCTGAACGGCGGAGCCCGCTCCGTTGAATGTGCAGAACATCCTCTGCAGCGGCTCTGTGTACAGCCGCCGAGCGACCTCACCCTCCTCCTCACTGATCACGCCGACCAACCGCGGCACGATCTGCGAGTACGGAGACCCAGCAGCATTCTTCGCCTTCTGGACTCGAAGCCCGACAACTGCCTCGTAGTGGAAGCACTTCATCCGCTTCTGAAACGGCGTCCACAGCGGCAGCGACCCTGGCCCGACGCTCACCAGCAGCGGCCACGTATCGCCGTCACGAAGGATCGCGAGAATCCTCTGCTCCTTGACACGCTTCGCGCCACCGCGAGCCGCACCGTACCCAAACTCAGGAGACGTGGAGATCGCGACCCAGTCGTAGGTCCGATCGCCGATCCGGTACTTCTCGAGCGACTTGGGGTCGATTGAAGTCCCGAGGTCGTCCGACAGCCTGCGGGCCACGAGCAGGTCGCGGCTCTCGAGCACCGGACGCTGTTCGCTCGGGTCCTCGGACGGCCACAGGTATCCGCGCTTGCCTATCGCCACCAGCAGCCCGACGATCTCGTCGGTCGCTTCACTGTTGCCGTCGCTGTCGATCGTCCACGTTGTGGAACCGCCGAGCGGCGTTTTCACGCGCACGAGGTCCATCTCCCGCATCGGCTCTCCGTCGAGGTTGGCCTCGATGATCCTCGCCTGCCGCGAGTCCGGCCGGAGCGCCGGAAAACTGAGCACGTTCTGAACTGTCGTCATCGCAGTGGACATAAAGTCCTCCTATGTCGCCTACTAACCGAACATGCAGCGTCACCCGACCGTCGTGTGACGCAACCTCGGAGCCACAAACTCGCCAACCAAACCCTCAAACTCCGTGCCAGTCGAGTAGGGCTGGCTGGGGTCCATCCCAGCCTCTTTGCCCCGCTCGATCAGCAGCGCCTTGAGGCGTGCCGTGTTCACTTGCGTGACCGCATCCAGCAATCCCGCACGTCGGGCGGCATCCATCACCGCCTCCTTCCGCGCCTCCGGCGCCGAGAACGAGTGCTGCCACTCGATCCTCCAACTCCTCCCTGCCGCCCGGACTCCGTCCAAGCGTTGAGTAGTGATTTCCTCGATCGCGAGCGCCTCGAGCCGCTCCCTGCGCTTCTTCATGTCGTCAACAGAGGCATTCAACTCTGCAATTGCCTTGTCGAGTGAAGCGATCTCAGACAGCGCCGACTGGAGCGGCGCCGCGCTTTCCGTAGCCGTCGATGATTGCATCAAGCACTTCCTTTCTGTCCCTCAGGGCCTCATACACGCGGCCGTCAACCGTCTGGCGTCCGTCGATCGTCGCGATCAGGTGCCATATCGTCGTCGGACTCGACTGCCCCGGCCGGTGGAGCCGCGCCACTGCCTGGATATAGTCCGACAAGGAAAAACCCAGCGAGAAGAAGAAGGCTGACGAGGCAGTCGACATATCCACGCCGATGCCCCCAGCCTGAATCTGCGCCAAAAGTACGGTTGTGTCGCCTTGCTGCCACGCCGACAACTCGTTGATTCGTCCACTCAACTCGCTTACGGACCGTCCGGCCGCTTCGCACACAGCGCGAGCGGCCGTGATGTCGCTCGTGAAGCGGCAGAAAACGACGATTCGCTCCGACGATGAGAATCCGTCGATTGCCTCGGCCAGCACGTCCGCCTTCCCGCCGCGCTCGACGATCGGGCGAGCGACGGACTCTCCATCGTACCTGACCGCTCCTCCGCATGACTGTTGCATCCGTAGCAGTTGCTCGAGCGCGTTTTTCGGCGTGACGGTCCCCGCTTCCGCGACCGCGCAGAACTCTCGCTCGATCTCGCGATAAATCTTTGCCTCCTGCGGCGAGAGTTCGCAGGGAGTGTCAATGAACCTAATCGGAGGCAGATCGAGCACGTCAGCGCTTTTGACGTGGTGCGTCGTGCTCGCGATCTTGCGATGTGCCTCCTCGAGGTTCCTGAAGCCGATCACGAAGTTCTGCCCTGGCGCGACCACCGCGTATTTCCACTTGTGCTTCGTGTAACTCTGCCCGAACGTTGGGCACTCAGGGGCCTCAACGCTGCGGTACACGCCGTAGGCGTCGAGGATCGAGTGCGGAATCAGCGTGCCGGACAGTCCTATCTTGGTGGCCTCTGGCAGCGACTTGCAGAGCCTTCCTGCCCACCGGCTCGCGGAGCCGCTGGGTGACTTGAGTTTGTGCACCTCGTCCCAGACCACGGCAGACCAAGACACTTTGTCGATTTCTGGAATTCTCCATCCGGACTCGTAGTTGACGACCACGAGCGTCGGCGTCTTGTCTGACAATGTCGCCAACAGGCACTTGGCTTTGTCGCGAGACGTGCCTTTGGTCAGTGACACGACACGCAGTTCCGGCATCCACAGGCCGACCTGCTTCGACCACGCAGGAATGACGGCCTTGGGGCAGCAGACAAGCGTCAGAAAGCGCTGATCGCCTGCAGCGTCTTCCATGAGCCTGCGGAGTATCTCGAGCGTCGTGCGTGTTTTTCCGCACCCAGGCTCGTGGTGGAGCAGAACCGACTTTCGCCCGGTGCTCCACTCCACCGCGTCGCGCTGATGCTGCCAAAGGCCGTCCATGCCAGTGCTCCTTCGATCGAGCGGCATGGTAGGCGGCAACGAGGCGACACGTCAAGACTTTTTTCTGCGGCGGCCTATTTTGGTGCCGTCCGCCTCCGCAGCACGAACAGACTTTGCGTTTGCGATGCACGACCTCCTCGACACGAGCCACACACGAGCGCCAGACGCCTTGCTCTGCCGGCCCATTGTGAGCCTGCCGACCACTCGGCCGGACTTGATGAGTCGGCTGACGAAGGTAGGGTGGACGCCAAGAATTTCAGCGGCCTCAGACACGCCGATCGCGTCGTCGAACGCTATCGGAGTCTTGACCATCGCCAGGAAGCGCAGCGCTGTTGGTCGATTTCGCAGCCAAGCGCGTGGCCTGCGGTCGTTCTTGCCCCCCCTAGCGTCGACCTTTTCCTCATATTCGCGATAGTTGGCTTCGCAGTCGGCGCCGTCGTAGATCGTGTACCGCCTGTTGCCCGCCGTCTTGGTCTCTCTCCCCGTGATCCAGCCCCTGTCGTGCATCCGCTGCGGGATCGAGTGGTGCACGCCCATGATCCCTGCGGCTTCGTGATTTCCGACCGCTTGATCGACGACTTTTCCGATTGGGACTCTTTTGATAGCCATTGGTCTTGTGCCGGTCTTGTTCGCCGCCATATCCGGTGTGAACGGCAGAGTCTCCTGCCGCCCGCAGTGATTGTGGCGTGGCGAGAAAACGCTGGCAAATGGCTGACAAAAACTTGCCCGTTGACCTGTGCAGTGGAGGCGGCTACTCTCCAATGTTGAGGCGAGTCAAAAACCGGAAGGAGCCGAGTTATGCCGCAAAAACGCTGGCTGGCTGTGGTGACGTGGGTCGACGGGGACGTGATCGATGCCGACGAGATTGCCGTTTTCGGTGACTCTGTCGAGTCCGCGACGGTTGCGGCTCGCGCAGCCTGGGCGGCTGCATCTGGCCGGCAATGGCCGCACAGCCGGATCGAGGACATTCAGATTTTTGACCTGCCTCGACTACGGACACTTGCACAAAACTGATCTTTTGCGACCCTTCGGCTTGAGGGTCACTCCATGCTTTTGACTGACGTTCTAAACGGGCTATACGCCCCCCTGCGGTCGCTCTCGGAGAAGAGCGCCTACAACTACGATTGCACAATCCGCGCTTTTCGCGACTTTCTAGGTCACGAGCCTACGCTGGACGACCTGACGGAGTTGCAGGTTGCGAGGTTTCTGAGCCACCGCGCGAAGGAGCGCGCCATGGCGACGGCTGCGAAGGACCGGGCACAACTGCGTGCGCTGCACGAGTGGAGCGCCAGACGAAAACTCTGCGACCACTGGCCGCAGTACCCCCCCATCAGGGTGCCTGAGCGTGTGCCGCAGGCGTGGTTTTCGACGGAGATGCAGAGGCTCCTTGACGCTGCTGGTAAGGAGCAGACGACGATCGGCGGCATCCCTGGCGGCCTGTGGTGGCAGGCTCTCCTGATGGTCGCCTACGACACGGCCGAGCGATGCACCGCTCTCGTGAGCCTGCACTGGCGCGACGTGCAGGGGCGACACGTCCTCTTCGTCGCGGAGAGCAGAAAAGGCGGTCGACGCGACGTGATCCGCGAGATCGGCGAGGACACTCAGGCTGCTCTAGAGGCGATCCGAGGCAACCGCGGGCCTGACGACCTCGTTTTCCCGTGGCCTCGCACCCGCTCGTACCTCTGGGGGCGCCTGGGGATCATCCTCCGGAGAGCCGGCCTGCCGCACGGCCGGCGGGACAAATTCCACCGGATTCGCCGGACGACGGCGTCCTACTACGCCGCGGCCGGCGGGTCTGCCCAGACGCTGCTCGACCACGCCGACCCGGCGACGACTCGGAAGTACCTTGATCCGAGGATCGTCAGCGGCGTCGCCGCGTCGAGCGTGATCCCGAGGCTGACTGAGGTGGGGTGATGAGCGAGTGGATCAGCGTGACTGCGAGACTGCCGGATCACGGCGGAACTGTTGTGTGCAGAACCAAGCAGCGCGAGTTGCAGTTTGGCCGCGTGATGACGGTGACGGAATACAAAGACGGGGCGGCAGCGGTGTCGCATCACTGGAGGGGCTACCCAGATTACCCGCTAGAGGTGACACACTGGACGCCTCTGCCTGCGCCGCCGCTGGACCTTGAGAAGCCAGCAAACACGCAGGATCAGCGGCTCGCGACCGCTGACGACACTGCACCCGCAGACGGAATCGCGAGTCCGCTGCATGTGCTGGTTCTCGAATGCGAATCGTAGGGCTTGACGAGTTCCTGTTGCTGCCACCCGGCGCGGTGTTCGCTAAATACAGGCCGCAAATCTTTGGCGACTTGTGCGTCAAGGGAGACAGCACGCCGTCTAGCCGCGATTTTTTCTACAGGCCGTTGTGGGACGTTGACGCCAAATCTAGCGGCGAGTTGTGCGACCTGTTGACCGCAGCCGAGAGCAGCGCGGTTGATGTGCCAATCGACACTGACTGCTGGCAGCGCGACGGCTGCTTCGATGACTCGCAACTGTTCGCCGTGTTTCGCGGGGACGAGGTTGAGCGGATGGCCCGGTCGCTGATGGACGCAGCGGGCGAGGCTTGAGAACCAGTATTTCTCGCGTTCTTGATAACGCGCCGCAGCGCCCCAAGATTCGCGCCGCGTCGCCGCGAAACGCATGGCAGTGCGTGATAAGACGCTGCGGCGCAGAAGCCGGCCGTCACCGCCCCCTCCACCACTCCACCGTTTTCCTGAGCCCCTCGTCAAAGTCTGTTCGTGCCGCCCAGCCGAGCAGTTCCTTGGCCCGCGTCGAGTCTACGCATCGGCGCGGCTGGCCGTCCGGCTTCGAGGCGTCCCAGGCGATCCCGGCCGTGTGGCCGACGACGCCGGCGATCTTCTCAGCGAGCGCCTTGATCGTGATCTCGCCGCAGCCGCCGAGGTTGATGGGCGACGGGTCGTCGATGCGTTCGGCCGCCAAGACGATCGCTTCGGCTGCGTCCTCGACGTAGAGAAACTCTCGTGACGCCGAGCCAGTGCCCCAGACACACACCGGCGTGTCGCCGGCCTCAGCGAACTTGCGGATCAGGGCCGGGATGACGTGGCTCGACGACGGGTCGAAGTTGTCCCGAGGTCCGTACAGGTTCGTTGGGATCACGTAGGCGCCGGCAAGGCCGTACTGCCGATGGTAGCCCATCAGCATCTCGCCGATGGCCTTCTTCGCGATCCCATACGGCGCGTTCGTCGCTTCTGGGTAGCCGTCCCAGAGGCTGGATTCTGAGAACGGCACGGGCGGCGACAACGGGTACGAGCAGACGGTGCCGACGAAGACGACTTTGCGCACGCCGTGAGCACGAGCCTGCTCGATCACGTTGACGCCCATGGCGAGGTTCGCCCAGGCGTAGCGGCCTGGATTCTCCCTGTTGGCGCCGATGCCGCCGACCTCGGCCGCGAGGTGGATCACCGTCTCCGGCTTGACGCTGCGGTAGAGCGCCGAGGTCGTCGTTGGGCAGGTGAGGTCGTAGTGTGCCCGCCGCGGCACGGCGTGCTCGACGCCGGCGTCCGCCAGACGCTTGCAGACCGCCGATCCAAGGAAGCCGGCGCCTCCGGTGACGATCGTCTTACCGAGACTGCTGGACGACATATTCTTGCCTTGCCAGTTCGAGGTCGGCGTCGACCATCATCGTCACGAGATCGCCGTAGCCGACGCGAGGCTCCCAGCCGAGGACGCGACGAGCCTTCGAGGCGTCGCCGAGGAGCAGATCGACCTCCGCCGGCCGGAAGTACCGCGGGTCGAGTTCGACGTGGTCGCGGTGGTCGAGGCCGGCGTGGGCGAATGCGTCGCGGCAGAACTCGTCCACGCTCCAGGTCTGCCCCGTGGCGATGACGTAGTCGTCCGGCTCGTCCTGCTGGAGCATGAGCCACATGGCCTCGACGTAGTCGCCGGCGTACCCCCAGTCACGCATGGCGGCGAGGTTGCCGAGGTAGAGTTTGTCCTGGAGGCCGTGTTTGATGCGGCCGATGGCCCGCGTGATCTTCCTGGTCACGAAGGTCTCGCCACGCCGCGGGCTCTCGTGGTTGAAGAGGATGCCGCAGGAGGCGTGCAGGCCGTAGGACTCCCGGTAGTTCACCGTGATCCAGTGGGCGTAGCACTTGGCGACGCCGTAGGGTGACCGCGGCCGAAACGGCGTGGCCTCCGTCTGCGGCGACTCGACGACGTCGCCGTACATCTCCGACGACGACGCTTGGTAGAAGCGGCAGGACGGCACCGCGCGGGCCGCTTCAAGCATATTGAGGGCGCCGATGCCGGTGGCGTCGGCCGTGTACTTCGGCTGGTCGAACGAGACTCGGACGTGGCTCTGCGCCGCGAGGTTGTAGATTTCGTCCGGCTCGATTTCGCGGACGAGCCGAGCCATCGAGCCGCCGTCGGTGACGTCGCCGTAGTGCGTCGTGACGCGGTCGAAGATGTGCTCGATACGGTCTGTCGTGAACGACGACGACCTCCTGACGACGCCGTGGACGTCGTAGCCCTTGTCGAGCAGGAACTCGGCGAGGTACGAGCCGTCCTGGCCTGTGATGCCGGTGATGAGGGCGGTTTTCATGCCGCCCATTGTATCGCTGCGTCACCTAGCGGCGTGGCGATCCACCGTCACGTCCCCGCCAGAAAGACCACGCACCGGCGATCAGCGGCGGCAGCCAGATTGCCCACGCCTGCGGAACTCGCCACCCGAGCGAGCCTGCCGCAACCATCGCGAGCACGCCGACGATCGCGCCGGCCGTTCGCCATCCGACCGCAGACAACGCCGCTGCGACGGCACCGAGAAGCAGCACGGCTCCGACGATCGCGGCGACGAGGAGCGCGAGCGACTCCATCACTCAGGTGCCGCGATCACGCCCTGCTCGATGCCTGCTTTCGCGACGTACGCCATGATCGCCCCAATCGCATTTGCCAGGTCCGGGTCGGCGTCCGCTCCTGCGAGCAGATCACGCAGGTGCAGCCGCAGCGGCTCGGCGGGTGCCTCTTCTACGCCGTCGTCCGTGAGGCGGTAGCGTGCGAGCATCACGCGGGCCTCGGCTTCGCCGCCGATCTGGCTCGCCTGGATCACGCATTCCCGCATCCACACGCGATCGTAGACGGCGTTGATGCTGACGGTCGCATCCGGCGAGGTGTACAGGACTGGAATGTCAGGCATGGCTCACCTTTAGTGCAGATCGACCCATGATGTTCCGTTGTAGACACGCAATTTGTTTGTCGATGAGTTGTAGTAAACGTCGCCAGCCTCGTTGCCGGTTGACGGGTCCGCAGACAGAGGGACGAATCTGACCGAACCAGTTGCCTTCACCCGCATCCGCTCCGCACCGCCGGACGTGCTGATAGTGAGAATGTCTGCCCCGTCGCTGCCGATGAACGGGCCGTTTGCTGTCGATCCGTTATTGAGTTGGACGCCGTATTTCTCGCTGGCCGCAAAGAACTGCGATCGCCCATTGACTCCAACACGGAATCGCTCTGCCGGAGACGAAGAGCCTGTCTCCAGCAATGCGTTACCGCTCGCGTCCGTCGTCCACGTAGCCCTGTTGGTGCTGCTCACCCAGTACAGGTGCAGTTTGCCTGCCTCTGTGCTGGCACCTGTGCCACGCAGCCGGAACTCGCCGTTGCAGTCCAAGCGGTGCGTGGGAGCAACGCCAATGCCGATGTTGCCGCTTGCATTTACGGTGAGGAAGGTACTCTCGCCCGCTCCGTAACCACCGTTGCTGATGAGTTTGAATAACTTTGCGCCGCTGGTTACGTCAGTCTGCCACGCAAAACCGCCCCAGCCATCTACGTCTATTTGGCACGCAGATTTACCTGCGCCAAACCATGGAGACGTATGTGTCAGTCCTTGGATATAGACAACAGCATCCGTTGTGCTGTTATAGAAGCGTGCTTGCGCTCCTGCTCCGCGTACTTCAAAGCGATACGCGGGAACGATGTTTCCGATGCCGACGTTGCCGCTGGCATCAATCCGCATCGCTTCTTGGTAGCCCGCACGCATAAATTGAATCAGGCCGGTGGTGTTGCTGCCGCCCAGCCCAAGTTTCAGATTGCTGCCATTCACCAACTCCAGAACGCGGGTATCGGTGCTGATCTGGTCGATCAGAGTCGCGGCCGTCTGCGTCTCGTCGTACAGGATGATCTCGCCGCCGTTCTCGTTGTAGGTGAGCCCGTGCGAGATACTGCCAGAGTTGGCACGCACTTCGATTGTGCCGCCTGATGTGCAACGCACCCGCTCCACCCCAGCCGTTACCAGACTCGCAGTATCCGCCCCGCCGATTTGCGCTAGCCCGGTGTTCGTATCGCCGCTGAACGCCACGCCGCACGCCGACACGCTGCCTGCTGGCACAAAGAGCGGATTCTCCAGCGTCACACTGCCGGTGGCCCTAGAGATTGCTATGGGCGTACCGAGAAACGCACCCGCGTCCGACCACCGCGTGATCCAGAGCGTCGAACCAGCGTTGCTGCCGCTCTCGCTGTCAAAGCCCGGCGTGATCTGCCATCGGTCCACGCCGCTCGTCTGCATCTTGATCTGACGCACGTTGCCTGCGACCGTGCCCGTGAGCGTCAGCGGCGAGGCGATCGTTGTGGGGCCAGCAAAGTAATTTGCCGCCGTGCCGTTGGCGTAGAAGTTCCACCGCCCCGTGCCGCTGGCGATGTCGCTGTAGAAACCGTAGTTGTTTGTCGCGCCGGTGAGGCTGCTTCTTGCTACGAATCCATACTGGCTGGTGACAGACGAACCCGCGCTGAATGTCCCTTGCTGATTTGCGGCGTAGTGTTCTAGTGACGCGAGCGTGAACGAAGCAGCGTCGGTCTGCACGTTGCTGAAATACGAAATGTAGTTGCTTGTTGTGCTGGACGGTATAGACGCCCTCACAATAAACGCAACGCTTACCCCGCTTGCGGACGGCAGTCCGCCAAGAATTGCGAACTTGTGAGCGTCAGAGAAGGCAGATGTCGCACCGATGACCACTCGGCCTGCGGCGTCAATGACAAACGGTGTGGTGTCGCCAGACTCGTCGTTGACGACGAACGAGTTCGCCGTGCCCGTGTTAGTCACCGTGAGCGGGACGACGTTACCATCGTTCGTCACGGTCGCCGCGCCAGTGAACGCGGGCGACGCCGTGGGCTGGACGCTGATAGCCGACCGTGCCGCAGCCTCGCTGGCAGCGCCGATGATGGCCCGCCCGGTGGCGGTGCAGGTGATTTCTTCCACGTCCCCCGCACCCGCTGATGAGCGGCCGAGCAGGCGGTCGGTGGCGGAGACGTTTTGGAGTTTTGCGTAGGTGATCGAGTCGTTCGCGATTCGGGCGGCGTCCAGCGTGCCGCTCGTGATGTCGGAGGCGGCGTGCGTGTGGGATGACGGCGTTGCCGAGACAATCGCCAGCGACGAGTAGGCAGAAGAGCCGTTGCCCACACGGAGCGTGTTGTTCGTGCTGTCCCAGACCAGTTCCCCAGCCAGAGGCGTTGGGTTGACGGACGCCAAAGCCGCCGCCGTCCCTCTCTTGATCTGCATCGTCGGCGGCATCACGAGAACTCCGACGCGGGCGGCGTGAAGTTGGCCGTGTACACGGCACTCTTCACGATTCGCAGTTCGTCAATGTATCCGTTGTATCCACGCGACGTGGGCTGATACCACCCAGCACCAATGACGAGCGGCCCCGATGCGTTGGTCGGAATCGTCGCGTCGAAGTACGTCGTGGACATGGACACGCCATCCACGTAGAGCGTCAGCGCAGTGCCGTTGCGGACCACAGCCACATGATGCCATGCGTTTAGCGACGGCTGCGCGCACTGCACGGCGGAATACGTGCTGACCCACGGAACAAAGATGAGGCCGGCACCACCAAACTCCAGCGACCACACGTCGCTTGCGGTCGAGAACTGCGCACCTTTTCCGATGAGGCCGGAGTACGTGCCGTTCGACAACTGGTAGTACCAGAGTTCAATCGTGAAGTCGCCAGAGCCCAACTCCACGCCAGCGTATGCGTCGGTCTGGATGTACGTGCCGCCGGTGAAGTACCCGCTCGCCGACCCAAACTTCTTTTGTTCCTGCCGGAGGACCGAGTTGCCGCCGCGCGTAAACGTGCGGCTACTGCTTGACGAGTCCACAAAGTCCACGCCGCTCTGCGACCCGTTGAAGTGCATCAGCAGGGTAGCAGAGGGGCCAGCAGCCACCACCTCCCCCGCGTCTATCGACGTGAACGAAAACGACTGAATCGTGTTGGAAGAGTCCTTCCAAAACAACTTCCCGTCGGCGACGTTGTAATTGATCGCCAACTCGCCGTGCTCAAGCGACGACGGCGTCGCGGACGCGGTGCCGCTGCGTTTCAGTTGGATGGGTGGCTTGGGCATGGCTCAGGTGAACGTGCCACCGTCGATGGCCTCGGCCCAGGCGACCGAATCGGTTGCCGACGAGTAGACGAGGATGCCGTCGGTCGTGCCGCCCTCGATGGCGCTGATCGTGTTCGAGGCGTTCGCCCCGAGCACGCTGCCCTGCGGAACGCTCGTGAGGCCCGTGCCACCCTTCGTGACGCCGATCTGCGTGGCCGACCAGACGCCCGTGGTTACCGTCCCGAGTGTCGTGATCGACGTCTGGCCGGCGTAGGCCGTCGAGATGTCGATGGCGTCGGCTGATACGGCAATCCGATCAGCCGTCCCCACGGCGTTGATCGTGCTGCCATCCTTTGTCAGGCCGTCTCCAGCCGTAATGTTTCCGGCGCCAGAGAACTGCGCGAACGTCAGGCTCGTCGAGCCAACCGTGATCGGCGCATTCGTCGTGAGCACAAACCCAGCGTCGCCGTTGGTTGTTCCTTCCTCGACGAACGTGAACGCTCCAGGCGTCACCTCGGCGTCTGAATCAAAGTCCGTCGCTCGCGCCCACGCGCCGGCCGCCGCCACGTAGATGCCGTTCTCGCTCGCCGTGTTCTGGTTCTTCACGAGCACGCGGTTTCCGGCGACGACGGAGACGCCGTCGATCGTCTGCTCGCCGGAGAGCGTGATGTTCGCCGTAGTTGCGGCACGAACCGAGTCCTTGACGTCCAGGCCGCTTCGGGCTGCGTCTACGTCGGCCTTTCGGGCGGCGTCGTTCGCGTCCGTCGGAGCCGCGAGGTTCGTGATCTTCTGCGAATTCATCGTCAGCGACGCGGTCGGCGCCGCAAACGACGTCAGCGAGTACGCCTTCACCGTCGATTCGAGGTCGGTGATGCTGGCCGAGACGTGCGTATGCACGGCGGACGCCGCGGAGACATCCACCGATGTCAGCGTGACTGTCCCGACCTTGCCGTTGACGCTGGACACGGGGCCGACAAGCGCCGCCGCTGTGGTGAAGTCGGTGATTTTGACGCTCGTGAGCGACGGGATGTCGTCGGCGACCAGGGCACGAAACGTCGGCGCGGCGTTGGCTCCGGTCGTCGGGCCGGCGAGCACCCTGTTTGCCTCGCGGACGGTCACGATCGACACGAATGCGCCACCGCCGCCGATGGCGACGACGTTCGCGGCGTTTGTGCCGCTCGTGCCGGTGCCGATGTAGAGCGTTCCCGCGCCGCCGGCGCCGGCCGCCTCGGCGTAGGCGAGTTCCGCGTTCAGCAGATGCTCAGGTGCAGAACTGCCTGTAGACCGGCGAATCCTGATGCGATTAGCCATGCGAAGTTCCCTCCATCAACGAGGCTCAGGTCGGTGACATTCCGCCACGTCGACGTGGCTGTGCTGTACTGGATCAGGTCGCCGTTGGCGAGCGACGTGAGTTGGACATCGGTGAGTTCCGAGAGCGTCGCTGCCCCGCCTGTCTCTCCGGCCGGTCCCTGCGGCCCGATGCCGCCGGCCACTGACGCTGCCACCCGGCCGCTGCCGACTGAGGCCGACACGGCGCCGCCCGAGACACTCGCGCTGATCCGAGACGACGTCACATTCGCCGTGATGCTCACCTCGTCACCTCCGCGAAGCCGGTGAGAGCCGTCCTCTTGACGCTGCCGGGGGCCGTCCACTCCAAGCGCCACGAGTACGTGCCTGGGACAAGTGCGGCGGTCTGCTCCTCGGTCATCGCGATGTTGACGATGCCGGTGGATGCGTTCGTGAGCGTTGCTGTCATCGTGCCGACGGCGTTGCCGGTGATCGCCGAGACGATCGACGATGTGACCGTGTACCCGGTCATGTCGATGTCGAAGTCGACTTCGGTGCCGAGTTGGTCGCCGCGGCGGAATGCCAGATGCAAGGCACCCGGCGTCTGGCTGTACGTGCTTGCCATGGCTACTGCGGCTCCACGACCGTCGGTGCCGAGACCTTGTAGTGCCGCTCTCCGTCGACACTTCTGGCGCTCTGGAGTGCGTAGAGCAGTTTCGTCTGCTCCTTCACGGCGTCCGCGATCTCACGCTGGGACTCGCTGATCGTCTTCAGGAACTGCGAGTGCTGGTCAACCAACGGTAGGAGGACGTCGGCTCTCAAGGTGTACCCAGCCGCCAGGGCCACCAGGGTCGGAAAACCCCACCGCTCGATGACCGTTTTCAGGGTCTCGCTCATCTCGGCGCCGCTCACGAGCATCACCATGCGGGGTCATACTGCACCTATCTCATTATATCGGCGTGGAGCCTTGCCCACGCCTCTTCCACGGCGGCCCTGAGCGACGCGAGATCGCCAAAATTCTCGATCTCGTCATCCACGAGCGACGGGTCGATCCCCTGCTCGCTGGAGTGCGACCCCTCGGCGCCGGCGAGGCCCGCGCCGGGCCGAACGATCCTCCAGACAACGCCTCCGCGACGACGGATCGCCTCGGCCTCGTTGTCGAACCGGACGTCGGTGATCGCGCTCCACTGATTCTCCGAGGCGTCGATGCGCCGCATCGTCGCCATGATCCAGATTTCAGGGTGGATCGTGTCCCGGCCCCATTCGGTGCCGATTGTCTGTAGGAGTCGCCTTGGAGACGCCGGTAGCCACCCCAGATCGATCTCCTTCCGTCGGCGGTCCTGCAACTCGGCGATCGGCAGCCCCGTGATCGCCGACACCGCGGCGTAGAGCGGGTCGGCGAATCCGTAAGATTCCGCCCCGCATACTTCTTTCAGTATGCCGGCGACGGTGTTCTTGCCGCAGCCGGCGGCCCCGCAGAGTCCGACGATCACAGTCCGCCTCCAGCGACGTGCAGGGCCGTGAGCCCGCCTTCGGGCCGATAGAGGAACGTCTCCATCGCACGCCTCGACCCAATGAAGCCATGCTCTGTGTGCCATTCATCGCTGGCCCCGATCGATGGGGCGGTTCGGACGATGACTCCATCGATCGTCTCGATCGGCCTTTGCCACTCCGCCGCCTGCGAGTGGTAGTGCCCGGTGTGGTATTCACGGTACGGACACCGTGACCAGTCGCTCGGCGCCTCAAGCGCCATCAGTTGCGGCAATTTCCTCTTCGCCCGGTGCCCGTGGGCGATCCCGATCAAATTGCCGCCGTGGGTCACGTACTGCCTGGGCGTGTACCTGAGCGACACGGCGACGCGACCGTCGTTGCGGAACCGCTCAAAGAGAATCTTCTGGAGCGCCCATGAGAGGGTTTCGTCGTGGTTGCCGTTCACGACGTGGACATCGGTTGGGCAAGACTGCGCCGACTGCTCGACGATGCCCATGAGCACGCCTGAGCCGACCTCAATGATCTTCTGGAGCCTGCCATCGGCGTCGAGTTGCGTCCCTCCGGTCGTCTGCCACTTCGGGTTGTCGATGTGGAAGAGGTCGCCGAGCATCAGGATCGTCCGGCGAGCCGGCTTCAGGTCGTTGCCGATTGCGATCAGTTCGGCGGCTGCCGCGGAAACCAGTCGCTCGGCGATGTCGAGGTCGTAGTCGGCCCCGCCGGTGGTCTTGTGCCACGCCCGCTTGCCGAAGTGCGTGTCGGCGACGACCACCACCTGCCACAGTTCGCCGACCTGTTTCTTGTGCCGCGACACCGGACGCTGCTTGAGGCCGACGGCTCCGGCAATCATCGCCTCGACGCACTCGCGGATGCCTGGGCCAGCCTTCGGCTTCAGCCGCACGAAGACCCGGTGCAGTTCCGTCACCGTCGTATTGCCGTCGCCATCACTCGACGCGCACTCCCACTTGGTCGCCTCAGATGCGGCCACCTCGTAGCGGGTCATGTCCGCCTCGATATGCTCGAGGAGGTCTTCGACGGTCTTGATGCGTCGGCTCGTCGAGCGGACCTCGATCGTGTCGCCGTCGGTCTTCTTCGAGACCTGCTCGGCGTTCTCAGGAGGGCCGGCTGACACCTGCCGGTCGGCGACTTTGTCGAGGATCGCCTGCTTCAGTCGTTTCTTTTGAGCCAATTTGTGACCCCCTGCTCCCCGACGCCAGAGACGCCGAGCGACTTGAGCGACGACGCGATGTGCCGCGCCAGGATCGCCGCTGGCGACTTGACCTCGCCGGCCTGCCACGCCCGCCTGATCTCCAGCAGTTCAGCCTTCTGCTCGTCGTCGGTAAGTTTGTCGAACCACGTCCGGCACTTGCCGCTGCGGTGCTGGCCGATGCCGGCAAGCACCGTCTCTGTCAGCGTGGGCTTCTTCGCCATTTCGAGGTCTCCCTAGAGTCGTCCGTCCGCCGCCAGCGCGGTGGTCTTCTGGAACGCCGCCACCCTGGCCTCCTCCCCGGACAGGCATCCGAGGATGCTGTCGACAGCATCTCCGCAACCGCGCTGCACCGCCTCGCAGACGGCAGCGTCCTCGGCGAAGACCTGCTCGTTGAATCTCGCGGCCGTCTCGTTGACGTATCGCCGGCGCTCGTGGTCGGCGACGACGCCGTCGGTCGCGTAGGTCACGCTCGTGAACTGCGTCGTGCTCGCGTCCAGCGGCGTGAAGAACTGCACGCCGTAGGTCAGGCCGAAGAGCGTCGCGATCGTGCAAGTCGGCCAGACCAACTGATGGATGTACTGATCCGTCCGTCGCGGCCGGCTCGAGTAGGCGTCGGACACCGCGTGCAGTGTCTTGAGCGCCTTTTCCGACACGTCTGTGTGCCACGCGGTGTGCGGCGTGGTCATGCAATAGAAGTGTCCGGCCGATGGGCCGATTCGGTGAAACGACCCCGCGTGGACGTGCCCGACGTGGTACGCCTCCAGCGTGTTCTCAACCAGAATCTTCCAGTTGGCTCTGATGACCGTCGTCTTCGCCGCGATGCGCTCGCCGCAGGCCGAGGCCAGCATCTCGATGAACGGCCTCGCGATCCCGAGCCACTCGCCCAGCGGCAGGCCCGCAGCACGCCTCCTGACAAAGATCAGTTTTCCGCAGGTGTCGACGGCGTAGCCGACCAGCCGGTGCCGCTCAGGGTCGAGGTTCTCGAACCTTGGCCTCTTAGGGATGCGGCATGGCAGACCGTCAGCGCCAAACTCCCACCCGTGGTAGCCGCAGATGAGTTTCCTCGTTCCGCACGGCTCGGCCTGGAGCCGGTTGAAGCGGTGCGTGCAGACGTTCAAGAACGCCTTGAGCGAGCCTCCAAAGTTTTGAATGACGACCTCGCGGCGGCCGACACGGCGGACGACGAACGAGTCAGGCTCGGCCACCTCGTCGGCCATGGCGACGGGAATCCAGTGGTCGTCGAACGACTCCATCTCCCGGTCAAACTGCTCCGGCGACGTGTACACGATCATCGTGAGGTGTAGCCTCCGTCGATCGTCAGCACGGTCCCCGTCGTCCACCTCTGCCTGAGCAGATACTCGATCGCCTCGGCCACGTCCTCCGGCGTGCCGATGCCGAGCGGATGCTCGGCGACGACGGCTTGCCACTGCGCCGGAGTCATCGAGTCTTCCAGCCGCTCCTGCATCGGCGTCCGCACGACGCCAGGAGCCACGCAGTTGACGCGGATGTCCGGTGCCAACTCGATTGCCAGAGCCTTGGTCAGGCCGATGAGCGCGGCCTTGCTGGCGGCGTACTGGCTCGTGGCCGGCTGGCCGACGATTCCGGCGACGCTGGATACGAAGACAATCGCGGCCTTCTCTGTTCTCACGGCTGGCCTGCGGAACGCCTTCGCAAGGCTCCACGCGGTGCCGTAGTTCATTCGCATCATTTCCGCATCGCTGGTGGCGTACTTGAGTGGCAATAGTGCGTGGATGCCAGCAGCGTGAACGAGGCCGTCGAATGGCCCCCGCTCTGCCGCCAGAGACTCAAGGAGCGTCGCTGCGCCGTCGTCATCGAGCGACATGAGGTCGACACTCAGGCGCTCGTGGCCGCTGCCGGGGAGATTGAGCAGCGCCATCGCAAGCCGCTTGCTGTCACGGCCCAGCAGAAAGACCCGGTGTCCGAGGCCGGCGAGATGACTGGCTGTCGCCAGCCCGATGCCGCTCGAAGCCCCAGTGACGAGGTAGTGGCTCACCTGCCCACCTCCACGAGCGGGTGGATTCGCGTCTCGGAGAGGTCGACGATCGCGCCGCCGTATGACCAGCCACCGCCGAAGCCGACCAAGAGCAGTCGGCCGCGACGCCCCGATAGGACGAGCGCCAGGGGAATCGACGCGCTCGATACGTTGCCGTAGTGCTCGACGACGCCGGCGACCCACCTCTCGTTCGGTACACGGCACTTTTGCCGAAGGTGCTCAAGCATGGTCGCGTTCGGCTGGTGCGGCACGACAGCGTCGATGTCGTCGAGCGTCAGGCCCGCCTGCTCCAGCGTCTGCTCGACCAGCGTCGGCACCGTCGATGAGGCGAACTCGAAGACCGAGGCTCCGCTCATGTAGAGGCACTCATTGTCGCCGTGGTCGAGCCGGAGGTGGCTCGCTCCTTTGCCGTCTGACCCGCAGCCGACAGAAAGCCTGGGAGCGTCGGCGTCGTACTCCAGGTATGTCGCGGACGCCGCGTCTCCGAAGAGCGGCTCGGTGGCGCGGTCATTTGGGCTCACGACCGTCGACAGGCAGTCGCCTGCCAACATCAGGACGCGGCGGAGGCCCGCCTGCACGAGGCTGCCGGCGATTTGCAGGCCGTAGACGTAGCCGGAGCAGCCCTGGTTGACGTCGAAGGCAACGCACGACGACGGCAGGCCGAGCCGGCCGTGCAGGATGTTCGCGGTCGGCGGGATTCTGATGTCCGGCGTCTGGGTGACGACGACGAGGCCGTCGATCACGCGGCGATGCCCCAACACCCGCCGAGCCGCTGCCTCGAAGAGTTCCGTCATCGTCTCGTTCTCGACGACGCGACGCTCCATGATGCCAGTGGCGGCAATCAGTTTTGTGGCGATGCCGGCCTCCCACGCCGAATGATCTCGGCGTGTCGGTGGCACCGCGACGGCGATGTCGCGAATGGCGACGTGGTTCATTCGGCGATTCCCACGAGCGAGGCCAAGTCGGCGACCGTCTTCGCATCCATGAGGCGGACGGCGCTGACGACGACGCCGTACTGCCGGTCGGCCATTGCCATGAATCCCATGGCCGTCATGGAGTCCCATCCGGCCAACTGGAGAAGCGTCGTCTCCGGCGTGCTGGTGCCGGCCGGCTGCTCGATGAGCCGGTCGAGATGCAGGCAAAACTCTTTCATTGTGTCCTCGTGTAGATTACGGACGCAGGCACGCCCATCACGGTCGATCGAGCCGGAGCCTCCTTCACCACGACGCTTCCGCTGCCGACGATCGACCAGTCGCCGGCGACTGCGTGCGGGAGGATGCTGGCGTGCGAACCCATCAGCACGCCATCGCCGAGGCTGGCGTGCCCGCAGATGTCGGCGTGCGACGAGATCGATGAGTAGTCGCCGACGGTGGTGTCGTGGCCCACCGTGGCGGCACAGTTGATCGTGACCAGCCGGCCGACGACCGCATTGACGCTGACCACCGCGTGCGGGCAGACGATCGTGCCTTCCCCAAGGTGCCCCGGCGATGTGATGACCGCCGTCGGGTGGATGAGCGTGCGGAAGCGGGCGCCGCGGCTGCGGAGCCGCTCGCAGACGATCCGCTTGAGCCTCGGCTCGCCGAGGCCGCACAGGAACCAGTCTGCCGGCGTGAAGTCGAGGTCGTCGTCGCCCTGGTCAAGCAGGCGATCGATCACGAGACCAGCGTCCCGCGCCCACTGCGCCACCTCGCGGGCGAAGCCTCCTGCTCCGACGACGTAGATCACGATGGAGCCTTCTCCTCGTTCACCCGGTAGCCCAGGAACCACAGAATTCGGCTGATGTCACGGGCGCTCGATGTCACCGTCTCCTCGGACATCTGCGGAAAGCAGACGTGGAGCGCCTCGTGAATCTCGGTCTCCATGCGGGCGCGACCCTTGAGTCGCGAGTCGATCAGTACCTTCCGGGGCATATCGGGCTTCGCCGGGTCCGGCAGGTATGCCCAGCCGGCAGCCTGACCTCGCAGCCTCGTGTACCGCCACACCCAGCGGGCACCGTTGATCAAGAAGTGGTGGGTGCTGGGCATGGTTCATTATCTTCCAGAGCCGCCCAGTCCTGGTCAAGGCGAGAAATGGTGCTTTTTTTCGCCGATGCTTGCTGGCACACGAAAGACATTGCTGTCGTAGCGAGCCCGTCTGCAAGCGACACTTCCGGCCGCCATCCAAGCAGCCCGAAAGCCCTGGAGGCGTCAACTACGCTGCTTCTCAGGTCACCAGCCCTTTCGTCTCCATACAGGGGCAGCCGAAGAACCTTGGTTAGCCCATATTCATCCAGCGCGCGCCGCATCGCTGCGCGGAGGGCACATTCCATCGCGTTCACGTCCGTCCCAACACCTGTGCCCACATTGAGTGTCGTAACAGTCGCCCTCTGAATACACCTGCCCCATTCCGAAAATACCTTTACGTTGGCCCTGACGATGTCGGACACATACACATAGTCGCGCACGCATTTGCCGTCCCCGTAGATCATCGCCGGCTTGTCGTGAAGCAGTTTGTTGCAGAAAATCGCCACAACGCCGGCCTCCCCATGCGGACTTTGTCGCGGCCCATATACGTTTGCGTACCGAAGCGAGACAGCCGAGAGCCCGTGCTCTTTCGCATAGAAAGCAAGGTACTGCTCGCCGGCCCATTTGGAGATTGCGTATGGGCTTTTCGCTATCACCGGAGAGCGCTCGTCTGCTGGATGAAGCACGTCTCCGTAAAGAACGCCACCACTCGACGCAAATACGAACAGTTGGCACTTGAGCCTCTTCGCTGCGTTCAGCGTGTTCAGAAGTCCTCCGATGTTAGTTTCGGCGTCGGTGCGTGGGTCACGCACAGCGCCTCTCACCGAGACCTGCGCTGCGTGGTGGCACACGGCGTCCGGCTGGACGGCATCAAAGACAGCATCAACAGCGCTGGCGTCTCTGATGTCGGCCACATGCAGCGGTATGCCGCCTTGCACGTTGCCTCGCGATCCAGAGGAGAGATTGTCCAGCACCTCAACAGCGTGCCCTCTCTCAGACAAGCCGTCTACAACGTGACTCCCAATGAAACCCGCGCCTCCGGTCACGATGATTTTCATGGCAGCGTACCCCGTGTCGCCTCCAAGTCGATCAGCGAACTTTCTCGACTATTGCCTGCCACGCATAGTGCAGCAGCCTCGTCCGCAGTCTGTAGGCCGAGAGAAACGCATCAACGCCACACTGTGGGTCGATGCGCCCGAGCGCCCATGGCTGCGATGGGTGCCTGTAGAGCACGTCATCCAAGATCATGGTGCCGCCAACTGGGAGGAGCATCCACGACAAGACGCAATCCGACAGAACGGCGGCCCCGTCGTGGTCTGCGTCGACGTAGATGACGTCAAATCGCTCGCCCGCGTTGACCATGCCGATCAATGCCTCTTCCGTGCTGGACTTTATCTTTCTCGCCCGCGACCCGACGTTGGCGTCAAACGTCTTTTCAAATCGCTGGTCCGACCAAGTGTCAACGCACACCAATTCGTCGCCGTCGCGAAGCGCGTTTGCGAGTGTCCATTCAGCCGAGCGTCCCTCGTGGCTTCCCAATTCAAGCCATCTCCGCTTGCCGGCCGGCAGTCGCGGCACAACAACTGACTGCCACACAGGAATGTGCGCCGTAAACCAGTCGGAAGTGTATCTTTTCACGCTGAATTCCTCGCTTGAATAATCTCACACACACGCCTCGCGGCTTCCGACGGATCGGCGGTCACAAAAGCCCTCTTCCCCCTCGCGCCGCTCAGTCGGAGGCCGCCCATTTTTGTTGTCCAGTCCATGTACGGAATGCCGAGCACATGCGCAATGGCCGCGAAGTATCTTTTTTTGTATGGATGTATTTCCAGCACCTGCGAATGAGCGCCGCAGAAGTATATGTTGCTGAGAGCAGCGCCGTGCTGCGCTACTATTACACTTGCCTTAGAAAACGCTCTTGCTTGCTCTGCCATGCCTTGAGTTTCTGGGTGTAGCAAGATAGTTTTATTATTCGGCAGCGCCTTGCTTATTGCCTCGGCCACATCCTTTGCGTTCATGGCGCGGCGACTGGCTCCGGTGTCCGGCTCGCCGATTCCTGGGGCCGGCGGCAGCCTGTCTACAACCACGACGCTTCCGTCCGTGTCAGCGCTGCAGCGATATTCAGCCGTCAGAAACTGACGCACGTCTTTTCTGTGCTCAATGAATCGCTTGAATAAATCAAAATGCACCAACTTGCCGCCGGCTTTTTTGGTTCTTTGGTAAAAGTCCGCGCCTTCAATTACTCTGCAACCGTCCATTTCATGCTCATCTCTTGATTGCTGAATCGCCACATCGCACCTGTTTGCAATCAGCGGATGCAAGAGAATGTGCCGGCCGAGCGCCCCGAAGCCGGTGTGTCGCCTATCACGACTGGCTGCGGAGATCGTAAGCGACCGGGGCGTGCCGGCGTCGAGCAACGCGGCGGTGAGCGGCAAGTAGACGCCGTAGAAAAAGTGAAAGTACGTCCACGGCTCTCCGCCATTTACGAGAAAGTGCCATCGCTCGTTCGTTGATTGCCTCTTTACTGTTTCTGCCGGCGGATTCCTGGCTGTCTCTGGAGCAGAAGGCTGCGGCAGTGCTTGCTCCAGCCACCCTAACAGGCCCCTTCTCGCAGCCACGTCTCCATAACTAACGACAAACCGACGCGACGTCTTCTTTGCGACCCGAGATCGCCAGCCTCGCCACAGTTTGCAATCCGCTGTGGCGTGAGAATTGGAGTGGCAGTAGTGGTTTCCGTAGACGCTTTTTCCGACATATCCCTTGCTCCACCACGAGCCAAGGGCGATGTACTTCTCTCGCTCGAACAGAATGGGAACATGAATGTCGTAGTTTCTCGCAGAAAGACCAGCCGCGATCAGCGCCGCCCGCGTGGCGCGGCGTGCTGCACCCCACGGCGACCTCCTCTTCGTCCACAGCCCGCCGCTGTAGTAGTTTGGTATCAGCGGCAAGTCTGTGTCTTTGGTCAGAACGTAGTCGTCGTTCCAAAACGCGACCGTCTCCGTGACATCAAGGTTCTCAAAGGCCCACAGCACCTTGAGAGAAATCCGCGATTCCTTGGGAGCGTCGAATTCCGCTCTTTCAACGAAACGAACGGCGTCGCTTTCACGCCCCCACCGCGGCCTGTGGCCCACTATCCAAACCCTCCGCAGCCCTTTTGCGTGCTTTTCTATGCTGCGGAGGCAGTACCTCAACTCTCTGTCGTCTCCATTCAGTGACCCCGGCCCCAACGGCAGCAGTATGTCGATCATTTTTCGCCCTCTTGCTTGACGTGTGCGACTGCTGCTGCAACCTGCTCCTCCGTTGGGCGGATTCCAAGGAACTCAACCATTTCAGCAACGATCGCGGCTGGGTCTTTTCTGAGCCTCGCGTACTGAACGTTGAGAACCTGATGCGGCGGAGTGGCTGACAGGAACTTCTGCTTCTCAGCCCACAGCCACGCTTGCACCCTCTCGCTGTCTTCGTCGGATACAGCCAGCCAACCACGAGATTTCCTGCTGCGCCTTTTGAGCGACTCCACGGACTCTTCGAGTGGGCGATCGCAATGCACCACAAGCAGTCCGGCTCCGGCCGCCTCGCGGAGCATGTCGCCCATGGCGCAGAGGTGCGGATACTTGCCGCCGCAAATTCCGCGAGCCGCCCTTCTCCTGCCCGCTATCCACCGCGAGAGCGCCGTCTGGCACTTTGCCGGGTTGCGAATGGCCGTTGCTGGGAACCTCGCGGCTTTTTCGCAAATGGCCGAAAGCCCGACAGCCTCGCCTCCGCCTCCGTTCTTTGCCTCGTACCCCCTAATCTTATTCCCCATACTGACACCGAGTTTGTGCAGCATCATTGCGATGCAACTCGAGCCACTGCGATGCAGGCCGATGACCGCCACAAACGGCGGCTCCGACGCTGTCGCCAGCGGCGGCTTCTTCATGTGCCACCACCGCTCCTTCATCTCCTTCCAGCATACGTCGCTTTTGGCGTCAGCCGACTGTCCGCAGAGCCAATCTGAAGGCGTGTACGCAGGAATGATTCTTGCTTCGTGCATTCTGCCGTAGTGATGGTCGACGTGATTGCGTGGGGGCCAGTTCTCTGTATTGCAGAGCCAACGATAGCACTCTTGCATATTTGCGATTCCGCGAAGGGCGTAAGCGTGCGTGCGGTTTATGTTCATCGCCCGCATGACCCCATCGCACACTCTCTCCGGTCGCTTGAGGTGCTGTCCGCCGAAGTACGCTTGGCCCCAGTCCGTCGGTAGGCGGCACAGATACTCTTGTGCCTTTACAGAAAAGCCTTCGACGAAGGTTACATCGTCTTCGAGTATGAGGATGCTGCCTGCTCCGTCATTGATCGCGCTCTCGATGACGCCGAGGTGACTCCGGTAGCACCCCCACGCGCCGCCGCCCTGCTTCCACCACTGCGGGTGTTTACACAGCGTTCCGTCAATGGCGTCAATGATTTCGACTGGTCGCCAAGGCCAGTCGACCGGCAGGCGACTGCGAAACGCTTCGCGACGGTCTGGCCGCCGCTTGAGCGAGATGCAAACAATGCGATCAAACATTTGCCTTGTTCTTCGCGGCGGCGATGGATCGCCGGACAAGAATCCTGCCGGCCGCTTCGATAAACGGGAGTTTGCGGCGCTCGGCTTCTTCTCTGAGCCATCCGACAATGACGTCAAGACGCTTTTCGCATTCTTCCACGCCCCACACATCCATTTGTTTTGCTCTAGCGTTGCATCGGCAGTTAGGCGTCGTCTTGATGTAAAAAGGAAACCCCGCCAAGAGTCGCTTGAGTTCAGTCCCTGGACCGCTTCCTGGGTCGGCGACGGCTGCCGGCTGGGGTGTTGCGCGCGGCTTGCGAAAATTCCTGCCCTCTGCCGCCGCGTGGTTTGTCCTTGCGTGCGGGTAAGCCGGGTGCGTTTCGTCAATCGTCCAGATGTCGCCGTCGGTACTGACGACACAGGACATTGAGTCCTTGACGTCGTAGCCTCTTTCTCGACATCTCTCGATAAAAAAGTTCTTGTGTGCCGAAATCATGGCAGTGGGTTGTCTCCTTCTGGAGCATTGTAACTGCTCGAGGAAGAGGAAGAGGAAGAGGAGGACGAGGACGAGGACGAGGACGAGGACGAGGACGAGGACGAGGACGAGCCGCTGCCCGACGATGAGCCGGACAGGCCGCCGCCGGCTTGAGAGGAAGAGGAAGAGGAAGAGGAAGAGGAAGAGGAAGAGGAAGAGGAAGAGGAAGAGCCGCTGCCAGATGATGAGCCGCCTCCGCCGCCTCCGCCTCCGCCGCCGCCTCCGCCGCCGCCGCCGCCTCCGCCTCCGCCTCCGGAGGAGGAGGAGGGCCCAGGTGGCGAGCCGGATGAGCCGCTGCCGCCGGAGGAAGGGCCCGATGGCGAGCCGGATGGGCCGCTGCCGCCGGAGGAAGGGCCCGATGGCGAGCCGGATGGGCCACTGCCGCCGGAGGAAGGCCCCGATGGCGAGCCGGATGAGCCGCTGCCGCCGGAGGAAGGCCCCGATGGCGAGCCGGATGAGCCGCTGCCGCCGGAGGAAGGCCCCGATGGCGAGCCGGATGAACTGCTGCTCGAGGATGAAGTACTGCTCGAAGATGAGCCGCTGCTCGAGGATGAGCCGCTGCTCGAGGATGAGCCGCTGCTCGAGGATGAGCCGCTGCTCGAGGAGCCGCTGCTCGAGGAGCCGCTGCTCGAGGAGCCGCTGCCGGAGGAGTCGCTACCGGAGGAGTCGCTGCCGGAGGAGTCGCTGCCGGAGGAGTCGCTGCCGGAGGAGTCGCTGCCGGAGGAGTCGCTGCCGGAGGGGCCAGCCGACGACGGTGCTGACTGCGAGCCTGGGCATGGAACGGTTACGATGGGGCCAGCCAAGAATTCGCATGTCGCGTTGTTGAACGTGAACGGCTGCACGCTTTCCAAAACAGGAAAGCCGCCCTCTCCACACTCATCGCACCAAGTGTATACGACGTATGACGCTACGCACCCAGCAGTGCCGCCGCCAGGGCCAGAGTCTTCAAACCCGGCCCCTCGCCTCGTGGGAACGACATACCCGCAAACGAAATCTATCTCGTACTCCTGAGCCTCGCCGATCGCGCTGCTGCAATCACACTCGCTTGATGGCTCGCTGCTGGGTGGTGTCGGGCCGGATGAGTCCGACTGATCTTCTGGACAGGCGCCGAAAATAAGTTCGGCGGGCGTCCACGAGCACGTTGCTGGGTTGAATGTGTAGTACACGACGCCACGCTGCGTCGTCCCGTCTTCGCAGTAAATTGGCGCCCCAACTGGCGCCTCGGGGAGCGGCAAACACTCAGGCCAACCGCACTGCGCGGCGCATGCGCTCAGTGTGGGGTACGCGCCGCCCGGGCCGGATACACCAACGCAATCCCCATCGATGCAATTATATGTGGCTGCATCAACGCACACTCCATCCACCTCTACTTTGCCCGGCGGGCAGTAGCAGTTGCAGTTGCTCTGGGCTCGCAACTTTCCGCCAGTACATGGAGATGCGTCAGGGCACTCGCAATTGCAGTTGTCGTCGGCTACCTTTGGTGAGGGACACGGCGGACACTCGCAATTGCACTCTGCGTCCAAAGACTTTGGAGGTTGGCATTCGTCTGCGTTTTGGCAAGTGCATTCCGGGCTTTCCGGGTCCAGCACGCCACAGTCGCAGTCGCACGCGCGCTGCGTTTGATAGCAGTTGAAGCCTTCGCAATTCTCAGTGTATTTGCACTGTGGCATTTTTATGGCAGCGGGTTTACTTGCGGACAGCACTTACCTTCGCCTGTGATCGCAATTGTATTGGGCGGGCAACAATAAAACGCGCCTTCGCTGTCGCCTGGGACAGCGCCTCCGTAACTCCATCCACTCGGACAAAAATTAGAGGGGTCGTTAGGGTCCAATGCCGGATCGACGGTTCTGATAGTCGCGTCGATTGTTTGTATGCACTCCCCTTCAAGGCAGCACAACGTATCGCAGTCAAGGCCGCTTGCGCACCCGCCATCGCTCGACGATTCCTGCGATTGAGACGACGAAGATGACGAACAAGGCACGCACTCACCTTCTTTGCAGCACTCGCCTTCCTTGCAGCATTCATCGCCACATGATTGCTCGTCTGGGCAGCACACGTACCCGCCGATCGGCCCGTCGCTAGACGGCGGCTGTTCGGATGATGGGCCAGATTCCGACGAGGCCGACCCGCTCTGCGAACCTGACCCTGATGGCGCCGACCCGCTCTGCGAACCTGACCCTGATGGCGCCGACCCGCTCTGCGAACCTGACCCTGATGGCGCCGACCCATCCTGCGAACCTGACCCTGATGGCGCCGACCCATCCTGCGAACCTGACCCCGATGGCGCCGACCCATCCTGCGAACCTGACCCCGATGGCGCCGACCCATCCTGCGAACCTGACCCCGATGGCGCCGACCCGCTCTGCGAACCTGACTCTGATGGCGCCGACCCGCTCTGCGAACCTGACTCTGATAGCGCCGACCCGCTCTGCGAACCTGACTCTGATG